TGAATTCAGGGAGTTAAAGCTTGCGGGGGGAAGGGGCGGGAACTAGGACAGCAGCAGCAGCAGCAGCGCGTTGCAGGCGGGGCACTCGACCTCGGGGGCGACGGTATCGCCCGCGACCAGCCGGAGCGGGAGCCTCATGTTGCAGCACGAGCACACGGGGCGCGCCGGGCGGGGGTTGCCCTCGAAGTCGCGCAAGCCCGGGTCGCGCCAGTCCACGGCGCCGCGCGCCTGCTTCGCGCGCCGCGCGATCCTCGCCTGCTCCGCGCGCCAGGCCACGACGTGCGCCGCGTGGTCCTCGGTCCGCCGGGGGTCCGTGCACGAGCCATCGCACGGGGCCAGCTCGACCCTCGCGCGCGTCTTTTTGTTGGCCGCGAGCCAGGCCACGGTGGCCGCGCGCTCGCGCTTCATGCGCGCCGCGCGCACGCGCTGGTAGTGCGCCTTGCGCTCGTGCTTCGCCTTGTACGCCGCGCGGGTCGCGTGCACGGGGTCAGGCACCGGGAAGCATCCCGCGATCTCGCGCGGGTCGCGCTTCGCCAGCTCGCCGGACGTGATGCCGCCGCACGGGGGCGGGGCGCCAGGCGTCCAGGGGCGCGGCGACTCGCACTCCTCGTCGAGCTCGGCCACGCGCCGCGACTGCGCCAGGCCCATCGCCTGCCACACGGCCGCGCGCAGCCGGGGCGCGTGCTCCTTCCAGCTCAGCGGGGTGCCCTCGGTGCTCGCCTCCGCGCTCAGCCTGCGCCACTCAGCCGCGCAGCGCTTCGCGCCGCCGGACGCGCTCATGTTCACCACGCGCTCGCCGTCGCGCACGCGCGCTTCCAGCTCGGACCGAACGGGGGTTGACGTGCCAGCGCTGGCGAGCAGCGCCCGCGCCGCGTTGACCGCGCGCGACTGCCAGCCCGCGTCGTGCTGCGGGTTGGACCACCAGGCCAGCCGCACGAGCCGCTCGCCGAGCGCCTGCGCCGCCGTCAACAGCGCGTCCAGGTCCGCGGTCTGGAGCTTGACCTCGGGGTGCGACTCGAGCACGGACTTGAGCCGCAACCCGTACACGCCAGCGGCCGGGCGGTTCAAGATCGCGATAGCCGCGTGGATCGTGCCCGTCCACGATCCCAGGGACTCGGGCAATGTTACCGTAATCGTTCCAGAATTCGTCGTCGCTGCGCTACTCATGGCATTCCTCCTGTGCGTTGCCATCGGTGCCGCGAGCGGGTATCGATCCCGCGAGTCCGGTTTGCGCTCCGGACTTGGAACCTTCCCGCGGCTGAAAGCCCGGCTGCCCCTGAAAGCCCGGCTGCCCCGCGCCGGCTGACCGGCTGGAGCCCCCAGGGCCGGGGCCGGGGCCGTGCCCCGTGCCCCGCTGCCCGTCGCACCCGACCCGCGCCGCGTGTCGCACGGGTCGGGTAGCGTATCGCCTGGCCCCGGGTCCGAGCATTCGCGCGCGGAGCGCGCGCTCGGCCGGGGTCACGGGCACGAGCACGAGCACGAGCGCTAGGAGCGTGGTCCGCATGGCCTACTCCTGCCCCCACGCGAGGGCGGCCAGCGTGTCCTCCTGCACCTCAGCCTCGACCGCGCAGGGGCACCACTCGCGAATCCAGGCCACGGGGTCCGAGCACGCGCCCGCGATCCCCAGCTCGACCGCGACCGCTGCGAGCACGGTGCCCGTGCGTCCGTGGCCGCCGTGGCAAGCCACCACCACGGTCCAGCCGTCGAGCACGAGCTGGGCCAGGCGCCGCGCCCGCCTGCGTAGCGTGGCCGCCGACCAGCACCCGTAGTCCTGCATGCGCCAGTTGAGCACGGTGCCCGGGAATCCGTGCGCCGCGCCGTGCGCGATACCGGCCAGGGGCACGTACACCTGCGCGCCCACGGTGGCCAGGTCGCGCGGTTTCAGGTACGCGCCCGCTGCGCCGTACAGCTTGCCGGGCACGTCCGGGTCCAGTTCGACCCGCTTGATGGTCCCGTGCGTGCACGACCGAAAGCCCTTGCCGTTCGTGATGTTAAGCACCGTTGCCACTAGAGCACCTCCGCGGGCGCCGCGCCGTCCACCAGCTTGGCCGCCGTGGTCTTGGCCAGGGCCTTGACCTGGCCCATCGAGCCCTTGACCTCGCACTTGGCGAGCACGTTCATCGAGTCCGGGTCGAGCACGAGCACCTTGCCCCCGGCCGGGGTCGGCGACGCCAGCACCATGTACTTGGGCGCGCCGCCCAGCTCGACCGTGGCCTTGCAGCCCCCGCCCACGGTGTCCTTCCAGGTCGCGAGCCCCAGCACGGACGGGAGCGCGCTCAGGGACTGCACGACGCTACCGCCCGCGTGCGGCCACTGGTACTTGCCGAACACGGTCAGGAGCTTGCTCGGCGTGGCGCGCAGCGGGTGGCAGCACTTGCCCTGGCCGAACTTGGTGGTCAGGTGCGCCCACAGGGCCTTGGCGTCCGCCCACGAGGGGCACCGGACCTGCGTGTGAATGCTCGGCGTGCTGAAGTCGTACTCGCCGGGCAGCGCTTCCGCGCTGAACTCGACCTTGCCCGGCCACGGGGCACCCTCGGTGGGGCCGTGGTACGCGGTAATCTGCACCTCGCAACCCTGCACGTCCAGGGTCATGGACTTGGTGCAGGTGCACGGGTCCGCGTCGCACGCCGCGCAGTAGGTCGCGCTGGCCGTGGGATCGCAGGCGCCCGATCCCGAGGACTCCGTGAAGTCCTCGGGATTCAGCGGGTCCGACCCGTCCGGGCCGTCCGTGGGGCAGCAGTCGCAGGCGTAGCCCTGCATGCTCAGCTTGCCGCACGCGGGGCACTTGACGCTGGCGCGCCACGCCTTGCCAGCCGAGGTGCCCTTGGCCACCAGCTCGGCCATCAGGCCGTCCATGTACGCCTGCGCGGCGGCCATCGAGCCGCACACCAGGGTCGGCCACTCGCAGGTGGCGCCGTTGTACTTGCCCGTGACCACGGCCTGACCGTTGGGGCAGGGGTCCGCGGTCAGCTCGTAGCCCGAGCCCTTGGGCGTGGTGCCGAACACGGTGGCCGTGGTCGTGCAATCGCACGCGGGTGCGATGGCCGCATTCGCCTTGACCGGGGCCGCGGCCCAGCTCGGGGCCGGGCGCCGCGCCAGCACGCGCGCCGCAACGCGGGGGTACATGGCGCCGGCCCACTCCATCGGGTCGGCGTTGCGCTTCATGTCCTGGAAGGTGTGCAGCGCGTCGAAGTCCACGTGCAGCCAGCCCTTGTTCAGGCACGACCCGGTGTTGTGCTCCAGGTCGAGCACGTAGTCCGCGAACACCTCGACCTTGCGGCAGAAGCGCACCACGTTGACCTCGGGGCCGTTGTCCTGCGTGTTGGGGCAGCGGAGCGCCCACTTGGGGCCGTAGGCGTCGGCGTACAGGCGCTGGTGGCAGGGGCAGCGGTCGCCGGTCCGGGGCGCCGTGGCCGCCGGGATCGCGCGCCCGCGCTCCAGGTAGCGCTGCTCGAGCCGCACGATGGCCGCCTCGACGATGGCCGCCCACGCCTTGCCGCCGTACGCCTGCGCCCAGTCGCACTCGGTGAACAGGGCGTAGGCGTAGCGCAGGAAGCGGAGCGCGCCGTCGGGGTCGCAGTCGGGGCAGGGCGCCTGGTAGTCCCAGCCGCTCTTGTAGCACTTGATGGCCGCGTACAGGGCGTCCTTGCGGTCGCCGTGGCAGCAGTCCTCGTGGCGGAGCTCGGACGCGGCGGCCATGCACAGGTACGGCAGAAGCACAGCCTCGAGGGCGCCGGCAGTATTGCGCGCGCTACCGCGCAGCATGCTCAGCTCGGTGGCGCCGTCGTCGTCGCCGGAGATCTCCCACCAGCAACCCTCGCGGTCGGTGCGCCCGCACACTCCGGCGAGCAGCGCGGCCATGCCGCTAGCGGCGTAGAAGTCCTGGACCCAGCGCATGAACACGGTGCGGGTCGGGGCCTGGACCGGGGCGTCGCACTTGCAGCGCAGGTACGTGGCGGCCATCAGAGCACCTCCGCCGTGAGCTTGGTGGTACGGCCATCGCGCCCGCATGCGATCTTCGCGCTCACCCTCGCGAGCACCTTGTCCGTGAAGCGGTCCGTCACCTGCCACGCACCCGCCGCGTCCGACTCGGACACCTTCACGGCCTGCCCATCGAGCTGGAAGCACAGGGCGCCGACGACGGCCTGCACACGGGGGAGCGCCAGGGTCCAGGCGGCCGCGTCCGCACGGGCCGGGGCCTGCTCGCCAGCGGCCACGGGCACCGTCGCGCACACGCTCGGGGTGGCCCAGGCGCCGCGCAGGTCCACGCTCGCGTTGTCCGACTCGATGGTCCCGCTGGTGGCCCAGCAGGGGTTGCCGCTCTGCACGGTAGCGGGGCGGGGGGTGGTGGTCGGAAGGGTGAGGTACCAGCCAGCCGGGGCGCCGGTGTCCAGCGCGCGGTAGACCAGGTACGCAACAACGGTGCACAGTGCCAGGGTCGCCAGGGTCGTCATGTCCGTTCCTCCGTGGTTAGCTGCGTTTGCCATCGTTCCGTGAAGCATGAGAACATTTTCCCAAAATTCGCCGCAAAAGTCAAGCGGGTTTTTGAAACTATTTCACAAACTTCGAGAATCGTTGAGCTTTCAGACGGTTTTTTCTCGAAAAAATCGCATTTCGCAAGTTGGTCCGATCCTTGCATCGAGCTAGCCTGAGCCACGCTGCGCGTCCGAGACACGCCGCACGACCGCGCCACGCCGCACGCCCCGGACCATCGCGCGCCCGCGATCCCGCGGAGCACGCGCCACGCGCACGCGCACGCGCACGCGCACGCGCCTGCGATCTCTGGTGGTCCGTGGTTCGTGGTGCGTGCCATCGCGCCCGCGCGCATGCGTGCGCGCCCGCGCGCGCGCGCCCGCGATCTCTGGGACTCGAGGGGATCGCACGCGCATGCGCCCGCGCGCACGCGCCCGCGCGCGTGCGCGATCTCTGGGGGGATCGCCCGCGCGCACGCGCGCCTGCGCGCGCCTGCGCGCGCCCGCGATCTCCGCGTGTCTCGGGATCGCGCGCACGCGCGCACCCGGGGTACGCAGTACCCCGCGTGTCCCGGACCATCGCGCGCGCGTTTCGCGCGCGCGCGTCCGGGACAAGGGGTACCCCCGGACAATCGCGCCCGCGCGATTCAGGGGACCCCTACCCCTGGTAGGGGTCCCCTCGTGCGGGACACGCGCAGCGTGTCCCGCACTACGCACCATGCACCGCAGGTGCGTGGTGCGGAGCACCTGCGGTGCGTGCGGAGCACGCACCTCCGCTCGCACCGCGAGCGGAGCGCGAGCTCGTGCCCCGGGGGGGCACGTGCTCGCGATTCGCGAGCGGGGCCCCAGATAACGAGACCTCCTATCACCTACTCCCCCCTCTCGCTCCACTTTTTCATGACGCACTGCAGCATTCATGACGCACTGCGTCATAGCTGCTGGGAGCGGGGGTGCCGTGCACAGGCGGGCACACGATGGGCCTCCGCGGACCCGCGAGGCACGGAACGGCACACCGAAAGGCACACCGTGGGCACACTCGAGCCCGCTTGGGCTTGACCCACCGGCGCAACCTTGCTATCCTGCTCAGTGCTGGCCGGTTCCTCCTCTGTGCCTCTGGTCGGGTGGCTGACAGCCGGAACCCGACGCGCCCGGGGTCGGTCCCTCCCCGACCACGGGTCTCCAAGGGCAACCCGTTCCTGAGCTCCCCGCCCGGTTCCCCTCCCGGGCGGGGCGTTCGCTTGTCCTCTTATATGGGCTGTGGGCGCGTCTCACACTTTCCTCTTGCAATCCCGCGCGCACTTCGTCATCCTGTGCTTCTGTTTCTCAGGGATAGGCCTGGAGCGACCATGGGTTAAACCTGCTCTTCGCGCGGGAGGGCAAGTCGATGAAGCACATCAAGATCCTCGGGCGGGGCGCGAGCCCCGCGGTGCTCGACTCGGACAAGCTGGTGACCGGGCTGGTCCAGGCGAGCGTCAGGTCCGCCGGCATGACCCTGCTCGGCGAACCGCAGCTTCACCGGGTAGAGCTGGACCTGAGGAAGATGAACCGGGAGCCCTTCGAGGATGAGGGCGGCATCTCGGTCCTGGGCTGCCTCTCCACGTCCCACGTCGCCATCCACACCTGGCCCGCCCGCGGCGAGTTCCACATGGACCTCTACTCCTGCCGCGAGTTCGACGCCCAGGCTATCATCCAGCTCGTCCGAGGTACGCTTGGTGCGTCCGAGCTCCAGGTCACCGACTGCTCGGCCGGCTGCGACTGGAGGGACGAGCGCGAGTCGCCGCGCGTGCCGGAGCCGCGGTGCTTGCCGCCTCGGCCTGAAGCATCCCGGCACCTGGCCCGGGGCCTGATCTGATCGCACTCACGCGCGCCGCGCGCGTGATAAGTCGCTTAGGTCGCTCCGAGAGCTCGAGTGCGCAGCTCCCACTCCGCCACCAGCTCCTTGAGCCGGAGGATGGCCCAGGCTGGCTCGGTAGGCACCCAGCGCTTGTCCCCCAGCACGCAGACCATCTCCATCGGGGACAGGCCTCCGCGCTCGGCGAGGCGCTCGAGGCTCTGGTCGTGGTTGCGCCGGGCGCGCTCCTCGTGGGGCGCGAGCATCTCCCAGGGGACCGAGGTGGGGCACCCGAGCTGCTCGCGGAGCTCACGCTGCTTGCGGCTGGTGGGCGAGAGGACGGGGAAGCGTCGGGCACTCATGGGTGGGGATCGCAGCGGTACTCGGTGCCGCCGAAGTGCTCGCGGATGTGCTTGCCGCACAGGGCGCAGACCTCGCCCCGCCCGAAGAAGCAGCGCAGGCGCTCCTCCGCCGGCGGCGTCCAGTTCGCGCCGCGGCGGTAGGGCTCGGCCGGCTCGGTGGCGTTGCGCAGCCTGGGCAGCTGCTCGATGCACTCGATGGCGACGCACAGCGCCCGGGCGTCCTCGCTGGCCGGCGGCCTGGGCGCGCTCGAGCATGCTCTTGAGCGTCGCCAGCGCCTGGGGCCTGAGCGGCCGGGCGCGCGCCGGCGCCAGGAACCCGAAGCCGTCCTCCTCGCGGAGCTGGGCGCGCTCCCGGACGAGCTCTGGGTTCGTCGCTTCCTTGAAGTCCCACGGCGTGCCGTCCCGGTAGACGCCGCAGTCGCACGCTGGGCAGAGGTCCGGCCCACCCATGGAGGGGCGGGGCACTGGCAGGCCGCAGACGCGGCAGAGGTTGGGCGCCTCCGGGCCGCTCATCGCTGCACGTGGCCCTGGCGGTTGGCTACCCAGCCGGCCGCCTTCTCCGCGGTCACGCGGCCGTCACCCCCACAGAGGCCGCAGCTGTCCCGGAAGGTGGCAATGCGCATGTCCCCGGCCCCGGCGCAGGCCGGGCAGAGCACCAGCCCCTCCGGTGGACGGCAGACGAGCGCCGGCTTCTTCTCCCAGTCCGAGACGGCGATGAGCTCGCCCAGCAGTCGGTAGCCGAACGAGGCCGAGGGCATGTTGACGAGCTGGACGACCGAGACGGGTTCGTCCTGGGGCAGGCCCTTGAGCGCCTTGCGCAGGTCCCCGACGGTGCGAACGGCGTTCATGACTCCTCCTGCGGGTCTGTGAAGGTGATGCGCGAGGGCGAACCGCTCAGTCGGCGCGCCCACTCCGGCGTGTCCCAGCTGCGTTCATCGTCCTCGTCGAGGTCGCACCAGGCGTTCCACTCGGCCCGCTTGTCGGCCGGCACGAGGTACCAGTGCGAGGAGTTGTCCCGGGAGAGGAAGTAGCGCATCAGTTGGGCCTCGCCGGCGGTTCGAGCGTGGCGTGCAGGCACATCAGCAGCTGGAAGACGGCGTCCTCGGCCGCTGTGTGGTTGTGCAGCATGTGGCCCCGGTAGTCGAAGTTGCCGCCGAGAAGGTCCGTGAGCTCTCGCAAGGCAGCGATGGGCTCGAGCCCCTCGTTCATCAGCCGGTCAGCCGCGGCGAGCATCGCCACCTGCAGCTCGGGCCGCAGCGAGTCGCCGACGGGCTTCCGTCTCTGCACGATCGTCGTCATGGCTTCTCCTCAGAGCACGATGTGGATGGGGAAGCAGGGCACGAGGCAGATCCACACGTCCAGCGTCGCGCCGCCCTGGAGCTCCTCCCACAGCCTCCGCCGGCGCCAGAAGACGCCGATCCACAGGTCCTCGGGCTTGAACTCGAGGTAGACCTTCACGCGGGCTCGACCCTCACGCCCCACGTGTTGACCCCGCTCTCGTTCGTGACCGGCTTGGGTTCCTCGACCGCGCGCCAGAGCCCTTCGATGCGCTCGCCGTCCGGGTTCTCGAGCCGGAAGACGTCGCCCTCGTGGAGCTCCTCGAAGACGATCTCGACCTCTCCGTCCTCGGTCTGCTTGAAGGTTCGTCGGTCAGCCATCGTGCACCTCCTCGATGAGCACCTCGGCCTTGCCCTCGCTGTTCGCCCAAGCCTTGTGCAGCGAGCGGTACTGGGGCTCGCCGATCGCGGTGAAGAGCGCGCCCCGCGAGATGCTGAAGCCCGGCCGCCCCGTCACGCACAAGATGCCGCACGCGCGCCGCAGGTAGCGGAGCTCGAGCAGCAGCCAGACCACGATGGCGAAGGCCACGGAGAGCGCGGCGAACTTGTTGTCCCAGGTGCGCCGGCGGATGAAGTCGCTCACGTTCCAGATGAACATGAGCGCGTACCAGGAGCGGAAGAACCAGCGGTAGCGGTAGGCGAGAACCATCAAGCTCGCCTCCGCTCGAGGTCGTGGGCGATGATGGTCTCTACCGTGCCGAGCATCAGACCCGCGCGGCGAGCCGCGCCCTCTGGTGTACATCCGCCCGCGATGAGGTTGAGCACTTGCTGCTCGGCCTCCCGGTTGGGGAGCTCGAGCGCGGGCGTCCAGCCGAAGGAGCAGGTCTGCCAGTCCGCGCCATAGAGCGACTCCGCCATCTCTCGGTAGCCGGCGAGGTACTCGGCCTCGTCCTCCTCGGTGATCCACTTCGGACGCCGCATGGCGGTCCTCGCCTCGAGGCCGCCCACCGAGGCGAAGGGGATGTTCTCGCAGCGGTCCTGGTAGCAGTCGGTGCCGCCGCGCTCCCGCGGCGTGGTCTCGGAGCCAATCGGCGGTATCTTGACCTGCATGGCTCAGACCGTTGGCGGCTTGGGCTTCGGACCCAGGTGGAAGGCCCACTTGCCGCCCGCCTCACCGAGGAAGACGCTCTGCTGGTTGCCGGCCGTGATGGGCACGTTCACCGCTTCGGCTCCCACGGTTGCCAGGAAGACAAGCTGGTCGACACTGGTGTTCTTCTCCATACTGTTGACCGCTTCGTCCTCGAGGAGCGTCAGCGCGTAGAGGTAGAGCGTCGTGTCTTCGAGGCCGACCTTCAGGGGCCGGGCCTGCGCGGGTATCTTGAGCTCCTGCAGACCCTCGGCGTTCGACAGCTCGTACTTTTCGATCTTCATGGGAAAGCTCCTTGTCGTCGCTTGCTTCAGCCCGCGATGCGCAGGCCCTTCACGTTCTTCTCGAGCCACTCGATGGCGACCTGCGCCGGTCGCGACTCCACCACGCCCTGGGCCACGACGCCCGCACGGATCTCGACCATCGCCACCGCCTGCGCGACGTCGTCGTCCGAGCAGCCGTAGCCGGTCTTGAGCGTCTGCAGCCGCGAGACGTAGTCCATGATCTGGCCCGTGCGCCAGAACTCCATCTCGACCTCCGAGCCGTAGGCCTCGGCCTCGTAGCCGGCGCGGTAGGACGAGGAGCTCAAGTAGCGCGCGTCGAAGGTGGCCCAACCCTCCCGGTCGCCCTGCACGACGTGGACGTGCTCGTGCACGCAGACGCGGACTTGGTTCCAGAGCGGCCAGATGCGGCCCTCGTCCCCCTGTTCCACGCCCACGGTGAAGGGGATGTAGATCGTCTTGCCGATCGTCGTGACGAAGTTCTTGAGGAACGTCTCCTTGCTCTGGATGTCGAGCGCCTCGAGCAGCGAGCCCGCCACCTGCATCAGCTTCGACTCGTTCTTCGCCTCCCAGGCCGAGCCGAACTCGTGCCGCATGTGGTTCCAGAAGGCCTGCACGTCCATCGGGGTCAAGCCCATCGTCTTCGTTCCTTTCTTCCCGAAGCGACCCGTCAGATAGGCCTCGAGGAGCTCCGGATGTTGGTCTTCTTCTCTCATACCTGGTACCGCGGCGCTTCGACGCCCGGGTTCTCGACGAACTCCTTGCGCACCTCGAGCGGTTGCCAGACTTCCTCACCGGTCGACTGGTCGACCCAGCACTGCTGGATCGTGCGGTCGATGAGCCGTGGGACGAAGGTGCCGCCGCTCTTGTCGCCGGCCGGGTCCTTCCAGTAGCGCTCGAGGACGCGCAAGCGGGTCGTGGCCTGGAGGATTGGCATCGGTCTACTTCGCCGGCATGCAGGTGCAGCGGCCATTCAGCTCGCCGCAGGTCATCTTCGCCGGCGCCCCGTCCTTGATGGGCTTCGCTGCGGCGCAGTCCAGCACGCGCTGCCACTTCTGGTTCGAGCCGCAGAGCTCGACGACCGAGCCGTTGCAACGTGTGGCCTTGACCTGCTGGCACGGCGAGCCGCAACCACCCAGCAGGAAGATCGAAATCAGCAGCGTCCTCATCAGGTCACCTCGTGATAGCACAGCATAGCATAGCATCTGCTTCGCCCACCCACCCGCCATCCAGGGTACGTGCGAGTGGGCTGCTTTGTCAAGAAGATCAGTTCCTACTCCCGCCTTCCGTCCAGAACGAGGTCTGCGGATGGCTCAGCATGAGGACGGCGAGGCCGGCCTCGCGCCGGGGCATCTGCTGCTTGAACTCGGGGTAGATCGCCTCGACGTCGACGCTGTGCACCTGGTAGCGCACTGGCCAGCGCCTGCGCATCCAGCCCCGGAAGAAGCGCTCCTTGAAGTGCTGCCACCAGGTCGCTGGGACCTTGAACTCGAACCGACGCACGCAGTCGTCCTCGGCCCAGATGAAGCCGCGGACCTGGAAGCGCACGGAGCGTCCGAGGACGTCGAGAAGGTCCTCCGTCCGGACGCGGCATTCGGGATCGAGAACCTCAGAGCCCACCGCGGTCTCGAGCGCGGCCGCGAAGCGGCGAAGGCGCACTTCCTGCGGACCGGCCACCTGCACCTCTGCCATGAGCGCGTCTTCCTCGTGGCGAAGCACGTCGTCGTGCGCCTCGCGGGCCTGTTCCTTGTCGAATCGGCCGAAGGGCCAGGGCGTGCCGTCGCGGTACTCCTGCCGTGCACAGCTTGGGCAGATCGGCTCGTCACCGACGAAGGACAGCTCGCAGCGCAGGCACAGTCTGGGTCGTGGCATGGGTGCTCCCGCAGTCGACCCGTGAGCCTAGGCCGGAGTCCAGTCCCTAGTCAAGTGAAAATTGCTCGAGTAAAACGCATATAAGAGGACAGGCCTTGCGACCGCTGCTCAACAATTTTTCGCACCTCTCATTTTTCCGTCTTGACAGACGATGCGACTTCCGCTACCTGTGAGAGAGGAGAATCAACAAGTGCAGACAAGGTCCCTCAGTCGCATGTCATCCCAGCCGAAAGCGATGCGGTTGCATCGCTCCTTCCGCTGGGATTCGTGCGTCCTGCCGGCGACCGGCCTGTTCGGGGAGAAGCTTTACGGTACCACGAACCCCGAGCAGGCCATCCCAGTGGGAGGCCCGGGCGGCTGATAGGTTCTTGTAGCACTGGACGAACCGAAAGCCGCCACGGGAAACCTGGCGGCTTTCGGCGTTTCTGGGCGGTGTGCATAAGGCTGGCCGGTGCCAGCGCCCGGCTGTAAACCGGGTCCCAACGGGCGAGAGGTTCAACTCCTTCACCGCCCACGGAGGTGCAGCGTGGACAAGCTCAAACAGGCAGGACAGCGCGAGAGCTATTGCTACGCCTCCGTCGCTCAGCGGCTCGAGCAAGGGAGGCATGAGCCTCCATGGCGAAATGGGATCGCACACGGCTTTTACCCGTCGAGTTGGGGGTTCAAATCCCTCTGGAGGCACCCCAAGTTTCGTGGTAGAGTAGTGCAGCTTTAACCTGGAGCTGCCATGCCACGGAAGATGACTAGGGAAGAGTACAACGAGCACATGCGGGTCTACATGCGGACCCGGATCAGACGAAGGAGGATGGAGGCTAAGAAGCATCTGGGAGGCAAGTGCGCAAGGTGTGGATCACGGAAGAAGCTAGAGTTTGACCACCGTGATCGGAAGATCAAGCTGCACAGGATTGCAAAGATGTGGGCTTGGTCAGAGAGGCGATTTTGGGCCGAGGTTGAAAAGTGCCAGTTGCTCTGCTTCGACTGCCACAACGAGAAGTCACTCAAGGAACGAGGGTTCAAGAAGTCGAAAGGGGTTCACGGAACGGCAGGAAACTACAGATACGGTTGTCGATGCGACCTATGCCGGAAAGCGAAGAGCAAGCAGCAACGAGAATACCTTGAGAGGAAACGGGGCCAAAGCATAGCCGGAGATGCACCGGGCTCTTAACTTTCGGCTTGGATTAAGATAAACTGATGGCATGAAGACATACTCAATGTGCCATCGAAGAAAGAAGGACAGCGCGTTCAACAAGAAGGGCAAAAGGCTCCAAGCGTTCTGTAGGATGTGCCAGCATGAGCGCTTCAAGGGGTACTACGAGGCGGATCGAGACGGGCATTACCAGAAGGTGCGGGAGAACAAGCTACAGCGGATTGCGAAGATTCGAGAGGTGACGGACGAGTACAAGAAAGGATCATGTGCCGACTGTGGACGTAGCTTTCCTCCGGTGGCCATGGATTTCGATCATGTACGGGGAGAGAAGAAGTTCGAGATAGCCACGGCGATAGCGGGAGGAGCGCCACTTGAGAGGATCTTGGAGGAGATCAAGAAGTGCGAAGTAGTCTGTGCTGTCTGTCATAGGCTACGGACTGAAAAACGACGGGTGTGTAGCTCAACTAGGTAGCAGCAGCCGGCTCTTAACCGGCAGGTTGGAGGTTCAATTCCTCTCACACCCACTGCGAGGCACAGAGTTCGAATCTCTGTGGCCTCACTGAAGAGACCCGGGTGGTTGAAGGTTCGAATCCTTCCGGGCGCACTGAGGAGCTGAAGGTGAAGAAGTAGAGGTCATTCGGGTGTAGCTCAACTGGCAGAGCGGCAGGCTCTGACCCTGCGTCTGTTGGAGGTTCGACCCCTCCCACCCGAACCAAGGCAGCGTCCGAGCATGATGTCTCGGGCGGGAGCTGCGGCCGTTCCGCGGCGCTGCGCTTGACTTTGGCAACTGAATAGTGTGGTCGTGGCCACGTGAGAGACAAGAGCCCGCGAGGGCGATGACGGTCCCTCACAACGTGGTGACGATGGACGTGTAGCTCGAAGGCCCGAGCCACCGGCTCATAACCGGGAGGAGCGGGTTCGATTCCCGCCACGTCCACCGACTTCACCACCTTGGAGAGATAGCCTACGTGGTCAAGGCGCCGGACTGAAAATCCGGACATGGCGGTTCGATTCCGCCTCTCTCCACTAGCCCTGGCAGATCCAACCCTAGACAGATGGAGGAATCCAATGATCGGTGCCAGACTTACCGAGCTCGCGACGCTCACGAGTGGACTCGTCGAGCAGATCGAGCGCAACAACGATTTCATCAAGATCGTCGAGGGCCGACTCGCCGCCCTTCGAATGGGACTCGCGGCCTGGGTCTCGTTCAAGGTCGACGGCGGCGTTTGCGAGCTGGGGTGGGCCAAGCCGCCCGGCCAGGACCGCTGGTGTCTGCTCGTGCGCGACGTGCCCGATGCGAACACCGCACCCGAGAACGCGCCGGTCAGGCGCTTGCAGGTCTGCCCGCTGCGCATTCGGGCGCTGGCCATGAAGCAGTTCCCGATGCTGCTCGACGCGCTCAAGGAGCACGCCGAGGAAATCGTCGCCGCGGTGCAGGACGCCGCCTCGGTCATCGAGGACATCGCACCCGACCCGCGCGCGGCCGTCGAAGCGGCCGTCGATGGGCAAGCGCGCGCGAAGCTCCGGCTCGACACGCTCATCGAGGGCTCGAAGCCGAATTGCTCCGATCGGGCGGCGCGGCGACTCGCCGAGCAGCAGGCGGAATGCCGGCACACCTGGGTCGAAGGCTCGTGCGTCCGTTGTGGCCTGCGCAAGACGGACCTGGAGCCCGAGACGTAGCAGACGATTCACTCGCGTCATTCGCGCGTCGTCCAACGGCCAGGGCACCCGGCTTTGACCCGGAGAACGAAGGTTCGATTCCTTCCGCGCGAATCGAGGTGTAGCCCAGTCTGGTAGGGCGCCTGCTTTGGGAGCAGGAGATCGGGGGTTCGAATCCCTCCACCTCGACCATCCACCAGAGGCTCAGAGGCAGAGCGGTCGGCTGATAACCGACAGGTCGTGAGTTCGAATCTCACCTGGTGGACCAAGACAGCCATCTGATAGGATCGGGCAGCGAGGTGGCTGAGACATGATCCGACACGAAGATGGCAAGTGGGTGCTCTACACGCGGGACGGCAAGCGCGTCCTCGGCACGCACGATTCGAAGGAAGAGGCCATAGCCCAGGAGCAGGCGATTCTGCACGCGCAGGCCCAGCGGCTCAAGAAGGCGGTCGCCGAGCTCATCGCCGCAGTCAGAAAGTGGTTCCGACGGTGAGCCGGGCGCAAGAAGTCCGAGAGCAACTCGCCGAGCTCAACCCGGGGGCGCTCTTTGCGGATGGTTTCGATGACGCCCTGGTCGGTATCGCCAGGCAGTTCAACCGGCACTTGGCGCTCTACGACTACAAGAAGTGCGTGGAGATCATCGCGGGCCAGCTGGACGGAGACGAAGTCGGTCTCGACCTCGACGAGCGCGCGGAGATGGCCGTCGAGTACATGGAGTTCAACGTCGTCGGGGCCTGGATGGGCGAGAACACGCCGGTCTTCATGATGACAGAGTGATGGTGAGCGTCGCCTTCTGGTGAGGGCGCCAGGTTGTGGCCCTGGTATAGGTGGGTTCGATCCCCATCGCTCACCCTTCGGGCGCGTGGCTCAGTTGGGAGAGCGCATCCCTCGCACGGATGAGGTCGCGGGTTCGACTCCCGCCGCGTCCACCGAGGTCTGGCCAACCTCTGTTGAGCTGCTACGAGGTTCAGTTGACCTGGTCCTGTCCTCGCGGCAGCAAACTGGCTGGCGGGTGCGCAAGCACCCGCCTTCGGGGCCATAGCTCAACTGGGAGAGCGCCTGCCTTGCACGCAGGAGGTTGCGAGTTCGACCCTCGCTGGTTCCACTGCACTGCGCGTCTCGTGACGCAGGTTCGTTGGAGAAGGGCCTGCAGCCCGAACCCGATGACGAACTATCGGCGCGCCGAGGTTACGCACCTCTGGGGTCGCACCCCTTGACGGACGCGCGGTGCATCTCGGGCCTGTAGCTCAGCTGGGAGAGCGCTTGAATGGCATTCAAGAGGTAGTCGGTTCGACCCCGACCAGGTCCACCAGGGAGAGATGGCCGAGCGGCTGAAGGCGCCGGTCTTGAAAACCGGAGGGTGCAAGCCCCGGGGGTTCGAATCCCTCTCTCTCCGCTACTGGAAGGTTTGGGCATTGGAAGGCCCACCCGCCTCGAAAGCGGACGCGCCTCTTGACAAGGGACGCTGGGAGTTCGACTCTCCCACCTTCCGCTCAGATTCGAGATTGATCATGGAAGAAGAACGCAGACAACTAGAAGAGGTGATGGTGGCGCTGGCGCTGGGCTTCACGGGCGCTGGCAGCAACAAGATGCGCGACGCCGTGCGAGAGCGCGTGCGCGAGCTCGATCCGAAGAACGACTGCCTCCGCGGACCGGTCTGGAACGGTCGCCTGCCTGTCACGCAGGAGAACGTGGGTTCAAATCCCATCGGAGGCGCTGCGGGAGTGGTGTAGTGGCCGCACACTGGGCTCATAACCCGGAGGATGAGGTTCAACCCCTCCTCCCGCTATCTGCGACCAAGGTGTTGAACGGCTGCATGCGGGCTTCCCAAGCCTGAGGAGAGGGTTCGACTCCCTCTGGTCGCTCCGGTCTCGAAGCTGCGTCCAGGCCCGGAAGGGAGCAAGCGCGAGCAGAGAGGCCACCCCTGGAGAGCGTGTGCGATGGCGCGCGGCCCGGTTGCTACCCGGGTGCGGTCGAAAGGCCAGCGGGGTTCGACTCCCCGGCTCTCCGCCGATTCCGCGTCCAACCAGATAGACCCGACAAGTCATCCAGGTTCGACCCCTGGGCTCCCCACTCTACGGGGAGCTAGCCTAACGGGAAGGCACTCGACGGAAAATCGAGCAAGATCCAGGTCTGACATCTCGGGCGCGGTTTCGATCTTGGAAGACGAGTGCGAGGTGCACAGCCGCGTTGGAAGCGCGGTGCGGTCGCGAGGCCAGCGGGGTTCAACTCCCCGGTCTTCCGCCAGGCGAGTCGGTCAGCACGGAGAACGGTTCAGGTCCCCAAGGAGCGTCTTCGAACCGGGCTGCTGAAGTGCGCGCTCGCCGCTCTTGTGCCCAGGGTGTACACGGTGACATGCTACCTTGAACCCGGTTCAGCTTTGTGCTAAATTGAACCCTGTGGAGGTTCAGAATGGCCAAGCCGGATCTGCGGGCTGAGTGCGTTCGACTCAGAGTAGAGGAGCGCCTGTCGTATAAAGAGATCGAGAGGAAGACGGGCGCCTCTCGCGGTTCTCTCTCCCTGTGGCTACGTGATCATCCACTCACAGATGACGAGAAGGATGACCGCCTGGCGTATTTGAAGCAGACGAGGAAGCCCCGTCTTGCGCCCTCAAAGTTTTATTTGGTGGTACGGGGGCAGAGCATGACGCGCAGCCAGAAAGCGAGGGTGGCAGAAGCCGCTGTTCTATTCCGGCTGGCACTGCACGGGTTCATCCCTTTCGGTGCGGCTTTCGATGGAGAGAAGACTGATTGGATGGTGGACGTAGGAAAGCGCATCGTGAAGGTGCAAGTGAAGTGGGCGAGACCTCAGAACAGTGGTCTACCCAATGTGAGTTTGATCTGTGTCGAGGGGCACAACACACGGAGACGCTATCAGGAGGGCGAGTTCGATTTCATCGTGGGCTATGATCTGGTGGCGGATGTTGCTTACGTGTGGTCATGGAAAGAGGTCGAAAAGCACAAGAGGACTATCACGGTCACGCCAGATGTAGCGGAGAGGTGGGACAAACTGCGAACGTAGCTCAGTTGGCAGAGCGCCGCCTTGCCAAGGCGGAGGTCGCCGGATCGTACCCGGTCGTTCGCTCTAGGAGTTCGGACATGAGTGATGTGTGGCCTGACGACATCCCATACCAAGGTAGTGTCAGTCATCAATGCTGGAGAGCTGGTGGTGGGCACAAGGTGGAGGAGATCGTCCCAGGAGAGGTGTACCGTATCTCCTGGATCATGGAGTATCATGGTGTGACCGCTGGAGTTGTCCACGAGTACTACACGACGAGTCGCAAAAGTCGACTCGTGGACAAGGTTGGGGCTCGGCGGTTCTGCAAGAGATGGGAGTTGAAGTCTCGCCTGGCGAGGCGACTCCTATCGCAGAAATGATCGGCTGTGCAGGCGCCAAGGTTGAGTAGCGGGTTCGACTCCCGCTGGGCACTCCAACAGGAGGTTCGCGATGCGCCTGACCGACCTCGAGCCATCCTTCATGAAGACCCTCGACGATCGAAAGATGACGAGCGTCGAGACGCTCGCCGAAGCGCAGGGCATCATGTTCCTCTGTCCGCACTGCTTTCGATCGAACGGCGGGCCGGTCGGAACGCACTCGATCCTCATCTGGTTCGAAGGCAAGGGCGCTCCCGCCTCGTGGAACCCACCGCCTCGTTGGGCGGTCAAGGGCACGAGCTTCGAAGACCTGACGATCAGCCCGTCGATTCTGAATCATGGTTGCTGGCACGGCTTCGTCACCGACGGCAACATCACCTTCTGCGAGTGAAGCTTAACAGGCAGAGCGCCAGCCTTCCAAGCTGGATGTAGCGGGTTCGAGTCCCGCCACTCGCTCTTCCGGGGTGAGGTGCATACGGGTGCACGCTCGGTTCGGGACCGAGAGGGAGACAGTTCGATTCTGTCCACCCCGACTACGCCACGGTAGCGCAACTGGAAGGAGGCGCTGGTTTCAGGAACCAGACAGTGCGGGTTCGAATCCCGCCCGTGGCACCACGCCGTGATAGCCCAACTTCGGTAGAGGCACTGGACTGAGAGTCCAGCCAGTGAGGGTTCGAATCCCTTTCACGGCAACCGCTTGTTCGGATCGGTCGGCTCGTCGACGTCGAACTCCTCGTGCACGGACTTCACCGAGGGATGCGTCCCGGAGGGCGGCCTCGTCGGCGTGCCGGCGCACTCGAGCTGATGCAGGAACTCGAGAGCGGCGTCCTTCTCGACGGAGCCGTTCTCCTGAACCTGCGCAACGAACTCACGGATCAGATTGCCGCGCTCTTCGCAGCGACGAGTGAAGAAGTTGACATCGCGCTGGAGCTGCAGGACGGTTTGATAGAGGCCGTTGAAGTCGGCGTTCAGGATGGTCTGTTTTCGATCGAGGCGCTGCACGACGCGGAGGATGCGCTGAACGTCGCTCTCGTTGGGGTCGATAGGCTCGTGTTCGTCCGACGGCATGGAGGCGATCATAGCTGAGGCGGTGGCCCCCCGCCAGAATTTCTGCCCCCGAGGCGGACATGGTGCCGCGCTGGCTTCGTATCCCAGAGGACCCGGTTCGATTCCGGGCGGGGGCTCCGACAAGGAGGCACCAGTGAAACAGGGAGAAATTCTGAAGGGGTTGCGCAGTGCGCACGCGAAGCTGGTCAAGGCCAAGGCGGCGTTCGAGCCGGGCCCTGATCGGGAGTACGAGGAGCCGGTCGTTGAGGCGAAGCGCAGTTTCATCGACTGGTACTTCCGCGCGAGCGAGCACGGCCTCGATGCGACAGGTCTTGTCCTCGAGCTCAACAAGAAGCTGGCGTAGCTCAATCGGCAGAGCAGCTGCCTTGTAAGCAGCAGGCTGCGGGTTCGATTCCCGCCGCCAGCTCGACGGTCTAATTTCACTCGACTAGATTGTGCGAAAAATATGTTGACAGGCTGAAAGCGAGCTGCTAGCTTGAGGGCTCGATAGAAGGAATCTGCCGGCGTGGCCGAATTGGAAAAGGCACTTGGACTCCTAAACCAAGAACAACCACAACCCGCTTGGGGTACTCGAGCTCGCAAGAGCTTCACAGCTCAAGCCTACAAGTGAATCGAGGTTCGAATCCTCGCGCCGGCACCGAAGATGGAAGATGACGAGCTGCCCGAGAACAAGCTGCTGACGGACCCGAAGACGGGCCGCACACAAACGCTCGGGGAGTGGGCTCGCGAGTACGCCGAACGAATCAGGAAGGCGGCTCAGCGGGCCAGGGAAGGAAAGCAAGAAGCCCCTCGGGGCAAAAATTGAATATCGCCGGGGACGCCCAACGGCAGGGCAACTGGCTTCCAACCAGTCCATCCCAGCCTGAGCGTCTCGGGTCCGAGCAGTCGGACCCATCGAGCTCAAGCCTACAAGTCAGACGGTTCGACTCCGTCCCCCGGCTCTGCAGTTGTTGGTAAGAGGAGTGAGAACGAAGCGTCATCGGGGCGCTAGCCTAACGGAAAAGGCACTGGTTTTTGGGACCAGCACAACACACTCCCGCTGGAGGTCTCGAGCGCGGGCAGCTTGCTGCTCAGGCCCAACAGCTTCAGCCTACAAGTCATCCAGGTTCGAATCCTGGGCGCCCCGCTACTGGAGGAGTCCGCACGGGTTGCGGATACGAGTCACAGCTTGGCGACTCGGGGTCGGGTGACCGGCCTCCCCAAGTCCAAGCCTACACGTTAGCCAGGGTTCGACTCCCTGCTCCTCCACCGAGAAGTCGAGCGTGCAACAGCGGAAGCACACAAGTGTACAGCTCAGTTGGTTGAGCGCATGGTTGATACCCATGAGGTCGCAGGTTCAAGTCCTGCTACACAAACCCAAGTCCGCTTCAGCAACTCGCGCGCTCTGATCTTCTCCACTACATAGGCATCTGCCTGAACTCGAGGGTCGGTCCGCCGGCTCTCACTAACAGGAGGCCGTCCAATGAACGCGCAAGAGCGCCTCGAGGCGCTCGGCCCCGCCGAGCGAATCATCCAGACCATCACCCGTTTCACCGACCACGCCGTCCACAACCGGCCCGGCGTCGTCTTCGACGACCAGCGTCAGCCCTGGGGCAAGCGCTGGGAGCAGGCGACCTGGGTCAAGGAGGGCGAGCAGAAGGTCGTCTACACCGTCAAGAAGGTCGGCAAGAAGCAGCACAAGACCCGCATCGGAATCGGCGAGCCGGGCTCCGCTCGGGTCATCGAGGCCGGTCGGGTGGTCGCGGAGTTCCGTGCGCCGGGCCTCTTCCCCGAGGTCGTGGCGCATCTCTACTCGCAGATCGCCGACGTCTGGCGGATCGACAACGAGTTCGCCGCGAAGTGGGCGTCCTACGCCTTCGAGCACGAGGAGAACCGGGACCTCAAGGTGCTGCTCGCCGCGTTCCTCCTGGTGCAGAACCGCTACGGGGAACCGATCAAGGATGGCGACGCCACCTTGCTCGACGACGACTACCGCGCGGTGGGCGAGGCCATGTGCCTCATCCGGTCCAGGAAGAAGGGCGGGACGTTCAACCCGAAGCTCCTGCTCCGGGTTGGCGAGGTGCTCGAGCTCCCGGCGGTCGTCGAGATCAACCGGAAGCTTGGCTTCGGGCAGTCGGCGCGGACCGCTCCGACCGGCCGGTACTACAAGGCCGTGGAGAAGTGGCTCGCGCATCACGAGGCGAACATCAAGCTGCTCGAGAAGGTGCTCAAGGAGGGCTTTCGCCAGGCGGTCATGCAGCTCGCTCGCAAGGTGGGCTACAAGCCGCAGGCCGAGCGCTTCTTTGAGCTCCTGCGCTGGAAGCAGGTGCAGGCCAAGGACGGGCGGCGAGGGCTGGCCATCGGCAAGGAAGTCGCCGCGGCCGAGAGCTGGAAGGGCCTGAGCGAGAAGCAGATCTGCGAGCGCATCGTGGTGGGCAGGCTGTCGTGGAAGCGCATCGTGGGCATGCTCCCGACGGACCCCGGGCTGACGCCGGCCATCATGGCGGCGGCGATCGAGGGCGGTGGGCTCAGCGACGCTGACCTCATCATCCTGACCCCGACGCTCGAGGAGCTCGGGCTTCTCCAGGTGGAGCAGATCGCCAAGCGGTGGAAGGCGGCGACGGAGAAGGCCGAGAACCAGCGGGCGGCGAACATCGCCCGCAACGTCAAGGACGTCGCGGTCAAGGAGCAGCTCGAGCAGGCGGCCGACCAGGCCGCGCAGAAGGCGGTGGCGGAGGTCGCGAAGGACTTCCGGATCTACGTCATCGTCGACAAGAGCGGGTCCATGCAAGGGGCCATCGAGCGGGCGAAGGAGTGTCTCGCTCGGCTCGTCTCGGCCTTCCCGCTCGACCGGTTGCACGTGTGCGTCTTCAACACCGAGGGGCGCGAAGTCGAGATCAAGGTCCCCTCGGCGGTGGGTGTGGCCCAGGCCTTCAGGGGTCACAACGCGGGCGGCGGGACGAGCTACGCGGCGGGAGCCCGCTGCTTGCTCGAGCGGCACAAGCCGGCGGCGACCGAGGACGCGCTCCTCTTCTTCGTCGGCGACGAGCAGGACTCTTCGGGCCTCGGCCCGGGGATCGACTACCTGGTGCGGGCCATCCAGCAGTCCGGCGTCGAGCCGGTTGCTTTCGGCCTGCTTCACATCGACTCGATGGGCGCGCCGGGCAGACCCGACTCGCTCATCCACCAGGCGGCGGGGCGTCTCAACGTGCCCTGCTTCCCGATCGACGAGGAGATCTTCAACGATCCGTACGCGGTGAGTCGCACGCTGAGGAACCTGATCACTGCCACGCCGGTTCGCAAGGTCACCGGCCCGGCAGCTCCGGTGCCGACGCGGGTCTCGCTCATCGAGCAGATCTTGAAGACGCCTCTTCTTCAGAAGCCCGCCTGGGCATAGAGGAGACCAGCGCATGACCTGGCAAGACCTTCTTCAGCCGACCACGGAAAGCCAGGTGCTGCCGTGGCTCGGCGGACGGAAGGTCCACCGCGACGGTCGTACCTGGAGAGCAACCAACCCCCTCCCGCGCGAGTTCGGATGGTACCTCTTCGAGCTCGCAGGCCGAGTCGCCACGCTCAAGGGCGAGGCGGACCGGCCGGCGGACTTCCAGGACAACAAGGTCACGGCGAGAGGCTACCTCGCCGGCGACCGCTTCATCCCCGAGAAGGCCCGTGTCGACCCCGACCCGGACAAGCTCGTGGACCAGACCGTGCCGGTGTTCCTCGTCGATCGCGGTCTGGACCTCTTCATCCCGGTGCTGGTCGCATTCGACGAGGAACACCGAGCCATCTTCGCCATGCCGCTCTTCGAAGGTGGGGCGGAGGTGGCCGTGCGGAGGGCCTTCGTGGACCGCCAGGACTCTGTCGCCCGCGTCAAGGACGTGACGCCAGCCCTGGACCTGGCCTTTCGCTTCATGAGCCGACAGCGTCTCGAGGTCGAGCGTCGGCGCGCGGAGACCGAGCGCCGGCGCCAGGAAGAGGCGCTTCGCGAGCAGGCCCTGCGGCTCATCGGCACGGGGCATGGGCGCCGACTGCTGGCCCAGACGGACTTCAGCGCGGCCGCGGCAGCCGCGCTTCGGGCTGGCGGCGCCGAGCTCATCGCGGTGCGGCCGGCCTTCAACCACGGCGAGATGATCGTGCAGTACCGGTTCGAGAACAGGCGGCTCGAGTGCACCTGCGACCGGCGCACGCTCAACATCATCGACGCGGGTGTCTGCCTGACCGACCACCGGACAGGCAGGAAGTACGACACCGAGTTCAACCTGGAGACGCTCCCGGGCGTCATCCGACAGGCCATCCGCGAGGGCCGGCTGGTGGTCTGGCGGCACGTCGAAGGCGACGAGCCAAACGAGTGGGAGGACGACTGAATGCCAACGGCGTACGACGAGCGAGGCGTTGAGTGCGGCGTCATGAGCGTGCGAGCGAAGGATGGCCGCGCAGCCATCCCGTGTCCCAAGTGCGGGGACGATGACCCGGAGCATCGGGAGATGCGCAACTACTCCATGATGTGGCACGAGGGCGACATCCACTGCACCAACTGCGGCGCCTTCATTCGCATGTTCGACGCGGGGTAGCGATGAAGAAGATCGAGAATCTCATCGGCGCGCTCGGCTTCTTCCGACACGTCGACAACTGGCATCGGCTCCCGGGCCTTCGCCGTTTGCTCTGCAGGCTCGGACGGCACGACTGGGAATACCGGCAGCGGGTGCGCGACGGGGTCGAGCTCGAGTGCTTCGAGTGCGGCAAGCGCAAGCGCTCGTGCAAGAGCAAGGGCACGTTCTGATGGAAACTGGACTCGTCTTCAGCAAGTACGGCGGCGTCATTCACTGGCACGTGCCGGCAGATCGCTCCCAGGGCTACCTGCCCGACAGTCGGTCACTCTGGGAGGTGCTCTGGGAGAACCGGGAGCACCTGGGTGGCGTCGCGCACACGCACCCTTGGCACGGCGCTGCCAGCCCATCTTCCATCGACGTGACGACCTTCGCCGCGATCGAGGAGGCTCTCGGTCAGAGACTGGTCTGGCCGATCGTCACCTTCTCGGAGGTGGGCTACTTCGAGTGGGTGGGGCCGGAACGAACGGACTACGCACCGCTCACGCAGCGGCGCTTCAGGATACCGAAGGAGAGCATCGAGGAACTACGAGACCTCTCGAGGTAAAGAAAGGAAGGGGTATCAACCATGGCAGACGAAATCGTGGTCTTCAACAGGAACCAGGCGAGGCTCAACGTGACCTGGCGCGGCCAGAACGGGGACCTCCCCGACATGGTCGGCATCGACACCACCGAGGGCGACGTGAAGACGATCGCCTCCGAGGCGGTGCGAACCGGCTACATCCAGGGCATCGACGCCGACCCGAATGTCAACTTCCGGGACTTCGTCGTCGAGCGCTTCGACGCGACGGGCGACCTGCCCCCGCGCATCTTCCTCCGGCCGAAGACCGAGTTCGGTGGGTGACCGGCGATGCTTGTCGACAACCCGCCACTCTCGATCGATTTTCTCACGCTCGAGCTCCAGAAGTTCGGGCACACCATCCAGGTCGCCGGCGTCATCTACGGGGACTCGGAGAAGCTCTACCTGTGCTTGCTGCCAGATGATCATCTCGATGGGCGCAAGCTCTTCACCCTCAACCTGACCCAGGGCGATTGGGAGCAGATCGTCAAGCAGACCGACCTCCTCGAGACCGAGGTGCTGGCCAAGGCGAGCGACGGCAAGCTCGCCAAGGTCATCATCAGGAAGTCGACGCGCCAGATCGAACAGGGCGTCTCCTGGAACGTCTACCGGCGCGACGGCTACCGCTGCCGTTACTGCTGGAACGACAAGGTCCCGCTCACGGTCGACCACCTGGTGCTCTGGGAGGAGGGCGGCCCGAGCATCGAAGCCAACCTCGTCGCGTGCTGCCGCAAGTGCAACAAGGCCCGCGGTCGCATGCAGTACGCCGAGTGGCTCGAGAGCCCGTTCTACGCGAAGGTCAAGCGCAACCTGCCCGGCAAGGTCCAGGAGGACAACGCAGCTCTCGCCGCGACGCTGGACCAGATCCCGCGCAAGCTGCACGTGGTCTCGCGATAGGAGGTACAGCATGGAAGCCCCAAGACGAGTCGTCATCGTCGGCATGGGCGCCTTGGGCTCCCACGTCGCGCTCTTCGCGCGGAACTGGTCGGGCGTGAGCCTCAACCTGGTCGACTTCGATCGGGTCGAGGCCAAGAACATCCAGAGCCAGTTTCACACCGAGCTCGGCAAGGGCAAGAACAAGGCGCTGGCCGTGCAGCAGGCCCTGTCGGGGATGTTCAAGTGCCGGGTCAACGCGATCCCGCACAAGCTGCTCGAGAGCAACCTCGACATCCTCGGCGGGTCGCTCGTCATCGACTGCACGGACAACTACGAGGCGCGGAGGCTCATCCAGCTGCACTGCGGACGCTGCCATGTAGACCAGCACACCGACCCGCGCAAGCCTCTCGAGTCCATCGTTCCCTGCCTGCACGGGTGCCTGTCCGGCGACGGCACGGTGGCCCGGGCGGTCTGGACCGAGGACTTCAACGCCGACTCCGGCGGCGACGGCGCGGCGACCTGCGAGGACGGGCAGAACCTGCCCTTCCACGCGATGGCCGGCGCGCTCATCGCCCAGGTGGCGCAGACCTTCCTCGAGCAGGGCAAGAAGCGGAGCTGGCAGCTCACGCCCTCCTCGTTGATTCGCATCGCCTAGGGCCTGGTTGCCCATCTTCCTCGCCTCGTGTAGGGTGGGAAGGACTCCACAGGAGGAAGAAGATCATGCGACTGTTCTTAGCCCTAGCATTGGCCCTGCTCTTCGTCGCGTGCAGCGATGATTCCAAGCCGCCAACCGTCGACGCCAAGGTGGTCCAGGAAGCCGCCGTGGCGCAGGAGGTCGGCGTCAAGGAGGCCTCAACTCCGGTCGAGGCCAGCACACCCAAGGAGGCGTCTGCCGCCTCCGATGCGCTTCCCACGCAGTAGCCAGCATTCCATTCCAGCGTAGCTCAGTCAGGTAGAGCGGCTGGTTCCTTCCGAGATGGTGAAATGGCATCACGGGCGGCTGTTAACCGCTTATTCCGGGTTCGAGTCCCGGTCTCGGAGCTAGAGCTTGCCAAGCTGTTAACTGGTGTGTAGGATTGCGTCATGCGAAACGGCAAGTACATCCTGGTCGTCGCGCCTGACGACTACCCGGGCAAGAAATACCGCGGGCGCTATTGCTACGAGCATCACCTGGTGTTCTGGCGAAAGCATCGGCGCTTGCCGCAGTGCGGGGAGGTGGTGCATCACGACAACACCGACCCGCACGACAACGTCGGCAAGAACCTCAAGCTCATGGGCCGCGGGCAACACACGCGGCATCACAGCAGGCCGCGAACGCTCATCGAGTTGCACTGCGGGCATTGCGGCAAGTGCTTCACTCGTGAGGCGCGGCAAGTGAACACGAAGCGAAAGGTCGGGCAGAGGATCTTCTTCTGCTCGCGATCGTGCGCTGGCAAGTCGGTGCATCGCGGCCGGCATGCGCGGCGTTGAATGTTCCCGTCGTCTAGTGGCCTAGGATCCCGGGCCCTCAACCCGGAGACGCCGGTTCGAGTCCGGTCGGGAACAAACCTTGACGAGCTCTCATGGTCTAGCGGATTCTGGACGCCAGACTTTCACTCTGGAAGTGCGGGTTCGACTCCCGCTGAGAGCAAGAACGGGCTGCTAGCTCAGAAGGAAGAGCGCTTGCTCGACACGCAAGAGGTCGTCGGTTCGATTCCGGCGCAGCCCACCAGATGCCCTTCATCGAGATAGGCAAGACGCGCTACGAGGTCGACGGCAACGGCTTCTTCAAAGACCACACGAAGTGGTCCGACGGCGTCGCGCACGCTCTCGCCAAGGGCCCGGGCGTCACGCTGACGCCGCGGCACATGCAGCTCATCCGCTTCCTACGCGCCTTCTACGCGATGAACGGCAAGCTCCCTCGAGTTCGCGAGCTCTGTGTCGACCTCCCGACCAGCATTCGCGAGCTCTACGCGCTCTTCCCCGCGGGCCTGAGCCTGGCCTGCAAGTTCGGCGGTCTCCCGCGCCCCGGGTGCGGATAGATCGAAATCGCCGTCATAGCTCAGTCGGCAGAGCACTTCCTTGGTAAGGAAGAGGTCGCCGGTTCGATTCCGGCTGACGGCTCCGATGGGTCAGAGGTCATGGCGACCACCACGGCTCCAAACCGTGAGGCGAGGGTTCGATTCCTTCCTGGCCCGCTCGGCACCGTAGCCAAGCGGCTAGGCGCGCGGCTGCAAACCGCGAGAGCCCGGTTCGACTCCGGGCGGTGCCTCTGAACCCCCGTGGTCCAATCGGAATCAGGGCGCCCGGCTTCTACCCGGGACGATGCGCGTTCGAGTCGCGCCGGGGGTGCTTGCCCCGATGGTGAAGTGGACATCACGTCAGCCTCCTAAGCTGAAGGCTCCAGTTCGATTCTGGGTCGGGGTACTACGCCGCCATGGTCCAAGGGAACAGGGCACAGGCCTCCGGAGCCTGGGATGAAGGTTCGAGTCCTTCTGGCGGTACCAAGGGCGAGTAGCTCAGTCGGAAGAGCGCCTGTCTTACACACAGAGGGTCGCAGGTTCGATGCCTGTCTCGCCCAACGCTCGCATAGCTCAGTTGGAACGAGCGCCTGGATCACAACCAGGAGGTCGCAGGTTCGATCCCTGCTGCGAGCACCACCCCACTTGTGGTAGTCTCCGATGACTCAACCAGGAGGCACATCCATGAAGAAGTGGGTTTGGTACGTCATCGGCATCATCGTCTTCGTTGGCGCGGGCGCGGGCGTTCTCTACGGCGTCCTCACGCACAAGGAGCCGGGCTTCATGCAGGTCTGCTGGGCGAACGGGCAGGCCAACTACGCTCCCGACTGCCAGCCGAAGGTCGAGCTCAAGTGGAAGAAGAGTGACATCCCGCTCACCGTCGCGCTCGACCTCGACAAGCACGCCGAGGCGAACTACCGCGAGAGCATCATCGGCGCGCTCAAGATGTGGAACCAGGAGATCGGCGAGGTCTTCAAGCTCGAGGCGGACAAGGCCAAGGCGAAGGTCGTCGTCTCCTGGGGCAGCAAGACGCCGGGCAGTGAGGCGGGCGGCAACACGAGTCACAAGGGTGGGCCCGACGGTCCGACCTCGGCCGCCGTTGAGATCAGCGAGCCATCCGATGTCCATGCCGTCATGCGCTACGCGGCACACGAGCTCGGGCACGTGCTCGGTCTCGCACACGATGAGGCCCCGCGCAGCATCATGTATCCGGTGCAGCCCGGGCAAACCGAGGAGATGAAGTTCGTCCTCCCGTCGGACTTCGACAAGAAGATCCTCAGGGAGGCCTACAAGTAGAAGCAAATGCCCCCATAGCTCAGTTGGAACCAGAGCGTCCGGCTACGGACCGGAAGGTCGCAGGTTCGAGTCCTGCTGGGGGTACCGAAGGAGGTACAGAGCGATGCCATTCAGCAAGTTCCAGCAGCGTGTGCTCGAGGAGGAGTTCGGCTCCGTGCTCGAGCAGTTCAAGGGCCGAGAGATCGACGTCGGAGGTCAGCTCAAGGAAGAGGTCCAGACGGCGCTTCGCAAGAAGCTCGCCGAGATGGCCGTCTACGAGCCCGCCTTCGCGAGCTTCACCGTCACGGTGACACAGGACCGCGTGATGAGCGACCGCTTCATCTTCGACGTGCACCCGCCCAAGCTTGGCCTCGTGGGCGAGGGCGCGGTCATTCCGCTACGCAGGCCCCAGGCCTGATTCGCCTCGCCGGAGTGGCGAAACGGCAGCCGCGCTGGGCCTAGGACCCGGTGGTCGCGAGACCGTGCAGGTTCGATTCCTGTCTCCGGCATCCTGGCAGCGAGGGACGGGCTCCCCGAGTCGGCCCATAACCGACGTCGCTCCGGTTCGAGTCCGGACGCTGCTACCAGGCCCTCGTAGCGCAAATGGAAGAAGCGGCGGGCCTAAACCCCGCGAGTTGCGAGTTCGAATCTCGCCGGGGGCATCAACGGGCAGAGGAGCATGTGGTAGCTCGCTCGGCTGGGGGCCGAGAGGCTGCGGGTTCGACCCCCGCCTGCCCGACCACGCACGGGTGGCGTAATTGGTAGCCGCACCAGCTTGAGGGGCTGGCGATCGAAAGGTCGTAGGGGTTCGAATCCCCTCCCGTGCACTTCACGCCCAGCTAGTCCAATCGGTAGAGGCACCGGCTTCAAACCCCGGCAAGTGAGGGTTCGAATCCCTCGCTGGGCACTCCTTCACAAGTGGCCACGACCTGCACTATTCTGCGGTGAGGGGTGCGATCCCTCGAGGAAGAAACCATGACCTGGGTGCAATAGGAAAACTACCATGCAGCGGACACTCCTACTCAGCGCGGGCTACGAACCCCTGAACACGATCAGTTGGAAGCGCGCCATTTGCCTCCTCACGCTAGGCAAGGTGGAGGTGGTGGAGGAGTACGACGACCAGCAGATCAAGACCTCCAGCCTGGTCCTGAAGATGCCGGCCGTGGTGCGCCTGGTGAACGTGTTCCGGCGCTCGAAGCAGCGGGTGCGGTACCGGAAGCAGAACGTCTTCGCCAGGGACCGGTGGACCTGCCAGTACTGCGGCGTGCGCAAGCCGGCCGCGGAGCTGACGGTGGACCACGTCGTGCCCAGGGCCCAGGGCGGTCGGACCGCGTGGGAGAACGTGACCACGAGCTGCAAGGACTGCAACAGCACGAAGGCCGACCGGACGCCGGTCCAGGCCAAGATGCGTCTGCGGTCCAAGCCCTACCGGCCGGACTGGGTGCCGGTCTTGACCCTGGAGCTCTCCCGGGAGCCCCTGACCCTCCCCGAGGCCTGGAAGCTCTACCTCGGCGCAAGAGCGTGATCTTGCTTGACCCCGCCCCCGCCCGATCCTATACTGCAGGGCGCTGATTGGTACCCAGGGATTCTGCAGAGAGGACAACATCATGGCAACCATCACCGTCAACTACGGTTCGGGCGGGGGGCACATGGCCCCCTTCGGGCACGACAGCCAGCCGGCACTGGCCGAGGTCCTGCGGGACATCGCCGATGATCTCGGCGGAATCCAGCCGGTCACCGCGGTGATCGCGAACGGCGTGCACGCCGCCGGCGCCGCCCCCACGGCGGCGGAGTACGACGCCCTCGTCGACCTGGTCAACGAGCTCAAGGGCATCATCAACACGAACGCCGGCGTCTCGCTCAAGACCCTCAAGGGCTAAGAGCCCCACTCGCCCCCCCAGGAGCGAACGGAGAGGAGGACACGATGCCAACCTGAATCAAGGAGGCATCGCCATGTCCCGTTCTCGTTCGTTCCGTCGAGCGCAGCTCGCCAAGGCGAAGCAGCGCGCACGCAATCTCTACGTCCGCGTCTGGCAGGTGAAGTCCCGCGTGAAGCTCCCCGGCGCGGCCTGGTCGATCCCCGGGTCCGTTGAGGAGCCCAGCCCGTGTGGGTCGGCACGATGGCCTCGACCCATTGCAAGCCCTGCTCCTGTCCGGGCTGCGGCAACCCTCGGCGACACTTCGGCAAGAAGTCGCGGCAGGAGGAGCAGGCTTGACGAGCCAGGTGCCTCCGAGTAGCATGCGAATCGGAGGCGAAAAATGCTCACCAAAATTGTGGTCGATGGGTACCCATATCTGGGAGGGCGGTTTCTCGGCCTGTACCTGACCAACGCCTGCAACCGGCATTGCGAGTTCTGCTTTCGACGCCACGATTACCCGCAGCGTGCCATGATCTCCCTCGAGGATGTGGACATCTTCTTCGCCTGGGCCGAGCGCGAGAGGCTCGACTTCGTGTCGCTAGCCGGCGGCGAGCCCACCATGCACCCGGATTTCGTCGCGTGCGCCGAGCGATTGAAACGATTGCGGCTCAATCCCCGGCTCCGGATCATCTCCAACCTCCTGTGCGACGAGGCCAAGCTCGAGGCGTTTCGCGGCGTGACCATTCTTGCCAACGCGGACTCACTCGATCAGTACAGCGAGGAGGAGCTGCAGACCTTTCGTCGTAATCTGAAAGTCGTGAGCGGGCGCGACAACTGCGTGACGCTCTCCTACACCATCTGGCGGTTGGACCAGCCGGAGGAGCACCTATTTCGCTACTGCGAGGAGTTCGGAATCGCCAGGGTGCGTCTCGACCTGGCCCGGGCGTCGATCCTCAGGCGGAATCGGCACGTGTCTTGGGCGCAAGCCGCCACGTTCAAGGGCAAGCTCCTCGGGGTGGCACGACGGCTTCGCGCCCGGGGTATCGTCGTCCAGTTCGATTGCCCACTGCCCGAGGGCTTCATTTCGCTCGCGGAGCTGGAGGAGCTGCGGCCTGAGAAGTACTCGATCGTGGACCCGGAGGTACATCTCTGCGACGCCATCTACGTCAATCCAGATCTCACGATTGCCGGTTGTCCGCACCAGCGGCTCATCGAGCAACGCCTGGACACGTTCTCGTCCTTCGAGGACTTGATGGGGGCCTTCTTCGGCGCGAAGGCTGCGCGCCTTCTTCACAAGGCGGTCGACAAGACGGGCCCGGTGCTGTGCGAGGCCGAGCGCTTCCTGCCACAGTCCACAAGCAACATCGTCCCTCCCGACCCTGCCGTCGAGCCTAGCGAGTAGATCGGGCCTAGTCAAGAATCTTCGCCCTTGCAGCCCCGAACGGCCCCGCGGTATTCTCGGCCCCGAAGGGGCCGAGAAGTCCGAGCGCGGGGCTCGGCGAAATGCGGCCCAGGAGGACAAGATCATGGAAGCGAAGCATCTCGAGCTCGAGGTGCGCGTGCACGGCAAGCCCGTGCGCGAGTACCGTCACGAAGGCAAGACCTACATCGAAGGACGGAAGGGCAGCGAGTTCACGCTGCGCATCCGGAACAGGACCGACCGGAGGGTCCTCGTCGTGCCCTCGGTCGATGGCCTCTCCGTCATGGACGGCAAGGAGGCGAGCTTCGACTCGAGCGGGTACATCCTGGACGCGCACGACTTCATCGACATCCCGGGCTGGCGGCTCAACCTGGACGAGATCGCCAAGTTCTTCTTCAGCACCCCGGGCCAGTCCTATGCAGCCAAGACCGGCAAGCCGCGCAACGTGGGCGTCATCGGTTGCGCGCTCTTCATGGAACGCCAGGACCCCATGTGGCGCATCCTGCGCAGCTGCCCCATGGGTGACTCTCTGCTCAAGGGCGGAGACCCGGTGACCTACCGCGGGGCCACCTTCGACTGCGACGTGAGCTCCGAGCTCAACGCCAGCCAGCTCGTCGACTCCGGCGCGTCCGGGACGACCTGCTCAGTCCAGAACGCGGCGCCCTCGCCGGACCAGCCGCAGTCGGTCTACTTCAACCAGGTCCAGCCCAGCCTGGGCACGGGCTTCGGCGACAAGGCCAGCCATCGGGTCCACGAGGTCCCCTTCGAGCGCGCCAGCGACTCGCCTGAGGAGGTCGTCGAGCTCCACTACGACTCCAAGGAGGGCCTGCAGAAGCGCGGCGTGGACACGCGCAAGAAGCCCATCGTGGGCACGCCCAATGCCTTCCCTGGCCAGAAGTTCTGCCGACCGCCGCGCGACTGGACCAGGTAGTCGCCCCTACTTCCCACTTTTCCCTTGACATTTCAGCCTGAGCCATCATATTAGGCTCAGAGCATGTCCATCAACGCGCAACTACTTTGTTTCTTCCGTGCACCAAATGTCGGGGTGCCTCGCACCCCGCCACCGGTCATCTCACCGGCGTAACGCAGGCCCTCTGCTGGGCCTGCGCGACTGAGGTTGTTGCGTCCCGCGAAAAGCAAGAACAGGTGGCTGAGGCCTTGACAGGGGCCTTCACCAGACTCATCCTGGAGTACGTCACCAACCGGGAAGCGGAAAATGCAGCCTTAATCTGGCCCTTCGAACCGAGCCCTTCAATCCCCTCACCCACTACGTGATCGTCCGGAGCGACCTGCCTCGCGGGATGCTGGCGGCCCAGATCTGTCACGCTGCAGGCGAGTCTAGCCCCGGCCGGCTGCCGGCAGGCACCTACGCCGTCATCCTGGCCGCGAGCGGCCCTGGCGAGCTCGAGGAGCTCTCCAGGGGCCTTTCTCGCGCCGGGATCAGGCACGTTCAGGTCCGCGAGAACGACGAGCCCTTCGCCGGCGAGCTCATGGCCCTGGGCCTCGAGCCCGCACTGCGGAGCGTCGTGAAAAGGCACGTGAGGAGGTTGCCCCTCTTGCGCTGAATGATTAGGTTTTCGGGGCGGTAGCTCAGCGGTAGAGCATCCCGCCGGCGCCTTGGCGCCCCGGGAGGGTCGGAGTGTTCGAGTCCTCCCCGCCCCACTGTGGACAAAGCTGTGGAATCTGTGGATAAGTTGACCTCATACGCGCGTAGCTCAGCTGGCAGAGCACTCAGACCAAGGATCTGGGAGGTCGCAGGTTCGAACCCTGTCGCGCGTGCTATCGAGTGCGACTTGTGTTGACAAGTAAGGCATATCTCGTGTACACTGGACGTCGGGTCGGGGGGGAGGCATGTTGATGGCTATGCAGCGAGCGGGAAACGAGATGGGCCATCGACTCGCCAGCTAGGCGAATCGCAAGAGGTTCTGCAGCAACGAGTGGGAAACGGGGAGAGCTACTTCGCGGCGGGCAGGAGGGTCTTGGGCAACTTCTCGAGCTCGGGGTCCTTGTACTTCTCGCCCCACTTGCTGGTGCCGTACTTCGCCACGCCGTAGACCGCGCGCGAGGTCGGGCCGGCGGGCGCCTTCAGGTCGCCGAGGAACTTGAGGATGTCCTGGTAGGCGGTCTCGGCCTGGGCCAGGAGCTTCACGATGTCGAAGCCGGCCTTCTGGCTTTCGGCGACGTCCACGCCATCCGAGGCGATCTTCAGCCCGGCAACCACCGCGGCGCGGATGCGCAGGTAGTCCTTGCGGATGTCGGGCACCTTGGCCGGGTCCATGAAGGCGACGGTGATCTCGAAGACGCCGTCGGCGCCGAGCAGCGTGAGCTGGGCGCCCTGGATGACGGCCCGGGCGATGGCGTAGGGGTCCTTCTGGGGCGTGTTGGGGTCGGGCGTGTTGTGGGGGCAGGCGGTCAGCAGAACCGCCGCCATGATGCAGCTGAGGGTGTGGGTCATGTTCGTCTCCTTGTTCTATCGGGGTCGCAGGTTGCGGATGTTCTCGGGCATCTCGTCGAAGGGGACATCGGTCGGCGTCGAGCAGCGAGCGCTCTTGAGCGCGACCCACTCGAGGGCGACAGCGTCTCGCGACGTGTCGAGCTCGAGCGGCAGCGAGCGCAGGCCCTCGAAGTCGACGTGGACGCGCCGGGCCAGTCCGTTGCCACGCGGGAGCATCCAGACGTCGATGGCACGCTCCTCCACCAGGCGCTGGGCGAGGGTTCGCTCTCCCTCGATGTGCGCCCGGCCAACCCAGAGCTCATCGGTGAAGGGGTCGTTGTAGACGCTCATCGTCGGCAGCATGCCGTCCTTGTCGGGCGTCTCGGGCACGGTCACGACGTAGCGATGCGCCGCGTAGATGCTGCGGCAGCTCTCCTGAAAACGACGGGCCAGCTCGGAGCCGGCCGTGACTTCCTTCTCTTCCATGGTCATCCTCCAGGTATGATGTTGGCCGCGGTGGACGCGGCCTCCCAGATTCTCAGATCGAGCTGGCGGGGTGTCAATCCACGTTTGCTCGCCTCGGATATGAAGGCCTTCTCCAGCTCGGCGTAGCGCTTCGTGCCCGGCGTACTCGCGGGCGCCTCGTAGCCCAGGCCGCGCATCCAGCGGAGCACGTGCACATCGAGGACCGCCAGGTTCTCCTCGGGGCGCGTCCAGACGATGAAGAAGCGCGAGGTCTTCGGCCCGACGCCCGGGATGCGCTCGAGCTCGGCCGGTGTGCAGCTGGCGAGATCGAGGACGCGGCCCTGCCAGAGCCGGATGGCCTCTCGAAGCGCCCTGTCGAGCTTGCGGTAGTTGCCTGTGCGGGCTCGCTGCAGGCGCTCGAGCAGCTCGCCCCGATGGATCCAGGTGCGTACGGCCTCGAAGGGCGAGCAGGGCCCGTGGATGGCCTCGGGGTAGGGGAAGACCGGCCAGGGCGTGAGGCGCTCGAAGAGGCGCTGGAGGGCATCGTTGGCGAAGCCCGCGGACTTGCCCGCGACGATGAGCGAGTAGATGAACTTGCTCTGCAGCTCCGTATGGTGCATCTCGCTTCGACTCATGACGACTTCTCCGGGGGCTCGGCCTCGATCTCCACGGGCTCGGGCTCGGGCTCGGGCCTGGGGTGCCTCGAGCTCTCGACGCCCTCGGGGAAGCGGTGCTCGAGGAATCGCGCCAGGTAGTCGAGCAGCGAGCTGAAGAAGCCGCGGAGCTCTGTTGGCGCGCCGACGACCATGCCGGAGGGCTGAAAGCGTGTGAAGCGCATGCGGCGCGTGAAGCTCTCGAGCGGCACGCCGTGCTGGAGCGCCACGCTCAGCACGAAGGTCAGGGCGTCCATGATGCCCGAGACGAAGGAACCCTCCTTCGAGATCGTGCAGAAGAGCTCGCCCAGGCGACCGTCGTCGTACATGCCCATCGTGAGGTAGGCCTTGTACTCGATGGCCTCCTGCCAGCCCCAGTCGCACTTGGGGCATCGTGCGATGAAGCCCTCCGGGTCCGTCATCGCGAAGCAATGGGTGAGGCTCAGGCGCTCGTCAGGCAGTCGCCACCGGTGGGGCTCGGCGATGGGCGAAGGTGCGCCGGCGAGCACGCGCTCGCGGACCCGGCGCTCCCAGGCGACGAGGAGGTTGCGCTCGCGCTCTCCGATTTCGTGGTCGTGTCCGAATTCCTTCTCGAAGAGAGCGCGCAACCCTTCGAGCTCGGGCACCAGATTGTCTGGGCCGCTCACCGTGAGCGCCCGCCGCGCTGCAGGGTGCTCTCCCAGGTCTCGCGCAGCATCTCGGCGGTGCGCGACCACTCCACGTCCGATACGGTGCGGGGATCCCAGGGGACGACCAGACAGCGCACTGCATGCGACCAGGGGAAGGCGCCGCTCTGGGACTCGGCCACGAGCTGCTGGTAGCCGTTGTGGATGGTCTGCAGGTACTCGAGGGTGATGCCCTGCTCTTGCGGCCGGGCGCGCTGCCGGATGCGCTCGAGGCAGGTCTCCGGGCGAGCGTTCAGGTACAATAGGACGGTCGGCGGGTAGAGAACCAGGGCCATGTTCCGGACGGCCTTGAGGTAGATCTCGAACTCCTTCTTGTGCATCTTGCCGGCCTCGAACAACGCCCGAGCGAAGACGAGATCGCCCCAGAGCGACCGGTCCAGGATGGAGCCATCGTAGCCGCCAGCCACCATGGTCTCGGACGCGGCGCTCATCTGCATGGCCCAGCGGGCGTGCAGCATCTCGATCTGAAAGGGAAAGGACCAGCGGTCCTTGTCGTTGTAGAAGAGGTCGAGGAGTTCTTCGTCGACGGGCTCGTCGAGGAGTCGAAGGTTGAGAATCGAGGAGAGCTTCTTGCCGGCGGTGCTCTTGCCACTGCCGATGTTTCCCTCTATCATGACGAGCGGTTTGGCCCAGAGTAGGTTCACGGCGGACGCTCCTGTGTGAGGTTGGAAGCCGCATCATACGCCACGCGAAGATCGCTCGTCAATTTTTATCATCTGGAATTTTGCTGATCAGGGCGCTTCTTGCGGCATTCCGTCGGCTGGATTCCAGAAACAACCACGATCGATCAGCCAGACCGGAATCCCGAGCGCCGCGGCGACGCGCATCCCGTGGCCTGTCCCGGACCACCCGTGCTTGTGGTAGCTCGGGTAGGCCAGGACTAGGTCGACGGGCTGGCCCCAGCGATAGATGATCATGGCGTTGCGGATCATCAGGGGCTTGACCGTCTCTCGGATGCCGTAGTCCCAGCCAGGCGAAGCCGAGGCGGCGAGCTCGATGTGCTTCTCCCAGGCCTGCGAGGCCACCCAGACCTTGTTGCCGTCGACCACCGCGCGCTTCTCGAAGTTCTTCCAGGGCAGATAGAGCTCGACCTTCGTCGGGTCGACCATCATGGCGCCGAGCGCGTAGAGCTGGTCGGAGCCGGGTGCGTTCCCCGTGGTGAGGATGAAACCGCGCTCGACGTAGTGGGCGCCGACGAACTCGAGGTAGGCCCGCATGGATTGCAGGTACACCTCTCGGCGTCCGATGCAGGCAACAGCTGGGGATTCGGCGCTCATGTCTCGCCATCCTCGCGCCGGGCCCGAGCCCACTCGCGGCGCGCCACGTTCATGACGGTCTCTTTCATCTGCTCGGCGAAGGCGACGAGGGCGTTGCCGCGTTCCCAGTGCGGCATCTCGTGCCAGCGAGAGAGTGCTGCACGGGCACCTTCGCTGACAAGCACCGCTTCGATGCCACCCATGCCCTCGTGGGCCACGAGCTCCTCGAGGTCCGGGTGCGCGATGAGACTGGCGAGGACGAGCATCTCGTGCGGTTTGCACTCCTCGTCGGCGTCGTAGAACCACGTCTCGGCCTTGTGGTGGTCGTAGCTGGCGCTCATTCGTACCCCACGATCTCCTTGCAGGCCCAGCAGATGACGGCGCAGTAGCGCGGAGCGCGCTTCTGCCGCCAGGCCCGCCAGAACTCGAGGAGCAAGCCCAGGCCCGACTTCTGGACCTGTCCTCGCATGAAGGGTGAGAAGGGCTGCGCCCCACACTTGGGGCACTGCTCGAGGGACGGGGGCTCGTTGGCGAGCCGCACGGCTTCGATGGGCATCAGCCTCTCCCGTGGCGCACGACCCGCATGGCCGTCTTGTAGGCCGCGCTGGCCGCCTGCACCGGCGTCAGGCCGTCGGCCCCGGCGCCGGGGCAGGTCTTCGCCAGCGTCTCGAGCTCGGCGAGCACGTACTCCTGCTCCCCGAAGGTCGCGTCGTGCGCGATCTTCAGGGTGGCCAGGACGAGCATGTTCGCCCGCGTTCCCTCGTCACTGAGTCGCTCGGCGATGCGCTCTCGGCCACCCAGCTCCTCGACGAGGAAGCTAGGCAGCAGGCTCGGTAGCTCCCGAAGCGCCCTCTGGAGCAGCTCGGGCAAGGTCATGGCGGTTGCTCCCTCGGACAGGTGGTGCTTCATCGGCACAGAACGCGCAGGAGGTGTTCGCCTTCTGCCAGTCCTCGCTGTGCAGAGGGTAGCCCCAGTCGAGGCCGTACTCGTGCGCGAGCGCGTTCATGCAGCGCTCACAGCTATTGGCCGCGATGAGGATGGCCTCGCTCAGAGTCCACTTGCCGGAGTTGGCCATGGCGAGCGCGAGGCTCTCCGGCCAGCTGTTTTCGCCGTGGACGAGCTGGCGCGCGCCGTCGGCCTCCCAGTCGTCAGGCCAGGGCTCGCCGGTCTTGCGCGTCTGCGTGCCGTTGCAGCGCTTGCACTCGCGGCCCTCGACGCCGTCGATCCAGCCACCGGTCGCGTGCACGTCCTCGTCGGGGTGCTCGCAGGCGTCCACCTCCTCGCGCAAGACCGCGCGGAGAACGAGGTGGTGCAGCGAGCGCGGGAACTGCGTGTGCTGGTAGATGAAGCCCTCGGGCGCGGGCTCGCCCCCTTCGGGTGGGACGAAGCGCTCGCCCTTCTCGTTCTCGTACCAGAGGGTCGGGATCATGCTCTTCTCGATCTGCATGGCGTTCACTTCCCTTCCGGTCCGACGAGCTTGAGGTCCTTGGGCGGGATGAAGCCTGGGCGCTCGATGAGCGGCTTCTCGTGCGCCTCGCAGACCGCCTTCATCTGCTGGTAGTTGATCATGGCCTCTTCCCAGGCCTTGTGGTCGAGGATGTGCACCAGGTAGCCCATGTACTCCATGGGCGTGGGGTCGCGGCCGTTGTTGCCCTGCTTGTAGCGCTGCTCGAAGGCCGTCATCATCTGCATCAGGCGTCCGGGCTTCTCCGGACCGGGCTCCGGTGGCGGGCCCTGCTCGATCATCGCCTTCAGCTTCAGAAGCTGATCAGAGGGCAGTCTGGGCACTTGCATCTCTCTTCTCCATGGCAAAGGGGAGCGTCTTGCACTGGAAGCCCGCGGCCTTGGGGTGCCCACCGCCGCCGTGCTTCTTGCAGATGTCTCCGCAGTCGATTCCTTCCTTGGTGGTGTAGAGCGAGAGCTTCCACTCGCCGCGATGCGACCAGTAGAAGCTGATCATGATGTCGTGCCGCTCGGGGTCCCACTTCGAGTCGAAGAGCTTCGAGTTGGTAGGGCCGCGGTTGGCGGCAAGGGCGCGCAGGCCCTCGAACTCGGTCTCGAAGGACAGGGCCGACATCGCGATCTCGTTCTGCTTGGCCTCATACTTGAGGACCGCGTGGCCTCCAGCGACGATGGCCTTGGTCCGGTCGACCTCGGCGTCGATGCCATGCGCGCCGAAGAGCCACGGCCAGAGCTCGCTCTCGGGCTCCGTCTCCTGCAGGCGCATGCCGTACTGGAAGGCCAGAATGTGGTCCCAGGGGACGATGGCGCACTTCTCGTCCCAGACGTCGTAGCGGCCGAGCAGCATGACCGGGTGTGGAATGTCCTTGAGCTCCTTGTCCTGGTTGAAGTAGAGCCAGGTCAGCTCGCAGCCGGCCTTGCCCTCCTCGACCGCGGTGAAGGCCTTGGGCCTGCCGAGCTTCTCCATCTCGACGATGGCGGAGCGGTGATGGTCGATCCAGTGGAGCTCGCCGCCGAGTCGGTCGCAGAGCTCTCCCAGCTTGATCATCTCGGGGTAGGGCTGGAGCGAGAAGTCCACCATGTAGACCTTGCGGCCCTCGGTGATCTTGTCCCACGGGAAGGGGTCTCCGTAGTTGATCCCGTAGAACTCGCACTCGCGGTCCCAGAGCTTCTTCTCGTGGTAGGCGACGATGGCCGCCGAGCCCTTCCCGTCGAGGTCCGCGCTGTGGTAGAAGACGATCGGTTTGTCGTTCATTTCGCTCTCGCTTTCTTGTCCCGGGCGAGTCCCTCCATCGCGAGGGCTTCCCAGTCCTCGTTGGTCCGGCCCTCGTGGGTCGCGCCGCAGATCAGGGTCATGCGCTTCAGGAGCTGGCCACCCTCGCGCTTCGAGACCCAGGGCATCTCCATCTCGATGCGATTGCCCTCGGGTGTCCAGAGCTGAACGCGGATGAAGAACGTCTTGGTGTACTTCGCCTTCTGCGTCGGTGTGAGCAAGCACTTGGGCATGGGTCACCTGCTGAAGCTGTTGGCCGTCAAGATCAACTTGCGCGCGAGCTTCTTCGGCACGCCGTAGAGCACGACGCCGGGTCGCCCTGACGGCAGGATGTCGATGAGGTGGTCGCCAAGCACCGAGGGCGTCGGCGTCCACGGCGGTGGTTGGAACCCATGGGCTCCGAACGGAAGCTCTTTCTCGGTCTCGGCCACGACCCTACCTCCGCACGGGCTTGACGATGATGACCTGCTTCTCGAGGTCGACGGACTCGATGACCATCTTCCAGCCCTTGACCTGCTTGAGCTCCTGGCCGACGACCAGGATGGGCCAGCCCGCGGGGACCGGCGAGCCCGGGGCCGGCTCACCGTCGGCGAGTTCTGCGTGCCGCTTCTTGGCACGCTCGAGACGCTCCGCGATGGACTCCTCGGGGCGCGGGTTCACGCGCCCGTAGAGAGCCTTGAATGTCTCATCGACTCCGTGCAGCTTGCCACTATCCGGGTTCATCGGCGTTCTCCTTCAGGGCGTTGTTCTTGCGCTCGCGGTCCTCGGTGACGAGCCTCATGGCTTCCTCGGCGCAGTCGTCGCAGACGTAGTTGCCCGTCGACGAGGTCACCAGCATCGCAACGTCCTTGAGCGCGCGAAGGCACAGCGCGCAGCGCTTGACCTTCGACTTCTCGCGCAGGGCGTCGTTGAGCTGCCGGACCATCTCGGCGATGCCATCGACGTCGTGCGGGCCGATCTTGGCGCTCGCCGAGACCTTCACGCCCATCGCCTCGTGGGTGACGGTGATTTCGATCATGTTCCATACCTCACGTGGACGAAGGCCGGGTGCGTGAGGTGCTTCTGCATCACCGGCACCACGTCCTTCTCGAGTAGGTTTCCGTTCTGGCAGCCGAGACTTGGCACCAGGATGAGGGGCTTCTTCTCGCCCTTCTGGGTCGCGTAGGCGCAGAGCGCCGGCGCCAGACCAGCGAGGAGCTCAAGGCAGCGCTCGATGAGCTCGAGAGAGGAGTCCGCGCGCCAGGACAGCCAGGGCTCGGTCTCATTGAGCGCCTTGGTCGGGAACGGGATCAAGTAGCGGCACCACTTCGAGTCGACGCGCCAGGCGACGGGACCAGTGTTCGCGCCCTCCTGTTGACAGTACTGCCCCCACTTCTCCGAGAGCCACAGAAAGCGACGCGCGGCCTGGCGCGCCAGGCCGGCGCCCAGGACACCCGTGCCGTTCTTGCGCCAGCCCACGTTCGTCGTGACGACGATGGCGTCGTCCTTGGTCGCTACCGTCCAGATGTCGCCCTTGACGCTTTTCATGCGCGCTTCCCTGGGATGATGGAGATGTGGCGCTCGCCTACGACGAGCTTGCTGCCACAGCACGTACAGGTGGAGAGGCCGTCGGGTCCGGTCTCCCAGCTCGCGGGCGGCGGGCAGTCGCATGTGATCGTCGCGCCGCCGATCGCGTGCACCTTGATGTCGAACCGGGGCGTGTCCGTGGCGTTCAGGAGCTCCACCAGCAAGGCGAGGACTTTGCGCGCCTCGATGCGGTCGCTCTCCTTCTCGTGCTCGGGCAGGTCCGCGTAGGGCGTGGAGAGCTGGCGCTGCCATCGCTTCTCGAGGTCGGGCGGGATGGCCGCGACCTCCGGAACGCCTGGCTGTTGCTCGGGGTGCGGAATGACGCCGACGCACTTCGAGAAAAGGTAGCGCATCCAACCGGACCACTGCTCGTGCGCCAGGGCGGCGAGTCGCTCGATGGCATTCGCCTGCCAGGCGAAGGCGGCGCCCACTTCATTCAGCGATTTCATTCCTCATTCCTCATGGCGATCGTTCGGCCTTCACACACGTAGGCCGTGGTCCTCTGCGTCCCGCGACGCAGGCTCAAGCGTGCGAGGGTCCGGGTCCGGCACAGGGCCGGCAAGGTCCAGGTTTCGGACCACGTCGAGACCACTCGCCAACCTCGGAGCTCCAGTGCCCGGCGCGCGTCATGGACATCCGAGGCGCAGCAGCCGGCCAGTAGGAGCGCCGTCAAGGCATATCGCACGTCGGCCTTTCTGCCGCGGCCGCGTACACCTTCCACGCGGCTTCGCAGCCCAGCTCGTCGGTGAATGGACCGTGGCACTGCGTCCATTCGCGATTCCAGTAGTACCACCCCGGCCCTCGGTACCCCGCGGCCTTGAAGGCCAAGGGAAAGTCCTGGGCGTCCTCGTCGTCGAGGAACTCTACGATGGTCTCTCGTGGCTCCAGCGCCCCCTTCCCATTGCTACCCGTCATGGTGGTTCTCCCTCTCGCCGTGGTGCGACGAGCGTGATGCCGCGGAGCACGGCGACGACGCCAGCCACTCCGGCGAGGTCGCCAAGCAGGTGCACGAAGGAAGGGTGCAGGAACGTCTTGCTGGTGATGACCCGCGCTCGGGCGAGCTCGAGCTCCTTGTGGAAGTCGCTGAGCTCCGTGTCCGAGGGCGGGTCGAGCGCGTCGAGCAGCTGCCCCAACCGCGCGCGGTGCGGCTCCGCGACGAGGTCCAGTACGACACTCTTCCAGCTCAGCGGCGGTTGGGACTGCATCAGCACTCCTTCCCGTGCTTGATCGGTCGCATCTCGTTCTTGGCCATCTTGGCGAAGATGCGGGTGGAGATCGGAATCCTGAGCGCGTCGCACAGGTCGAAGAGGCGAATGAACGTGTCGGCGATCTCCTCCTCGAAGTTCTCCTCCCAGACGCACCACTCGCCCGACTCGGGAGGCTCCTGACCCGGGCCTGCGTCGAGCCAGCGCACGATGGGCTTGGGCAGGTGCCGAAACGCCTCCATCGCCTCGCCGAGCTCGGAGACGACGAGCATCAGCTTCTCCGGCACGATGAACCAGGACGTGTCGAACTGCTTGCGCCGGCGCCACTCACCGATCTTCTCGGCGAGGACGTCGAGGTTGCTTCCGGTCTCGTCCTGGTACGCCTTGGCCAGCGCGCTTGCCAGGTTCTTTTTGTCGAACTCGTCGAGCTCGCTTGCGTGATCGGCTACCGGCCTCAGCTTTTCTAGCGTCATCGTGCTCACGTTGTCGTCTCCGCAGTAGGTCAATCCAGTGGTCGGCGGGCTGGCCGCCAAGTTCTTTCTGCTTTCTCAAGAAGGGTTCGAGGTGCGCGCAATGCGCACTCGCCGCGCCGAAGAAGAGCATCTCGAGCACGCCGGCCTCGTGGTTGAAGTCCTTGCGCACCAGGCCTTCGGACGTGTTCCCGTAGCGGCAGGCGTTGCAGCCTGCCTGCACGCGCACCCATTCGCCGGACGCGGCGCCCGCGGGCGGCTTGATCGCCTCGCGGCGGTAGTAGATGGTCTCGGGGCGCATGGGCTCGGTCTCGGTCATAGCAGGCTCATCGGCGACAGGTTGTTGAGGAAGTTCAGCGCGCTCCCTGTCCAGGGGCGCACGGGCGAGGCGACCCAGACCTTGTCCGGCGGCAGGTTCTGGCGCACGTGGTCGCACAAGGCTGGGTCGTCGTCGACGAACCAGATGAAGGCCTCCTCGTGCGACGCGGCGAGGATTTCCTGCAGTGCCTCAAGCTTGCCGCGCTCGTAGGCCTTGGCGAAGAGGAGCTTGCAGTCGTCGTAGCCCCAGAGCGAGCACCACAGCTCGGTGGCCTGCGTGATGCGCGGGACCGGCGGGCGCGAGGTGAGCAAGATCACCTCGACGTCCGTCGAGCGGATGGCGTGCTGCAGCTCCTGATGCCAGTTGAAGTAGGGCTTGACCCGGGCATACACGTCCGGATTGCTCCAGATGTTGAGCTCGAGAAACTCGGTCAGCGCCTCGAGGTGCTGGAAGAAGTAGCGCACGCCGTGGTTTTGCCAGAACGAGGCGGCCACGTCGTATTGCGCGACATCCTTCTCGCAGAGCGCGACGCGAAGTCGATCCCACATGATGGCGCAGACCTCGTCCATCGTGTTGGTGAGCGTGCCGTCGAGGTCCGACACGATGATGGTCGGCTTTTTCACGAGAGCACCCGATGCTGAAGCTGTTTCTCCGCGTCCTCGTAGATCTCCCGGGCCGCGTCGAGAAAGGCCTCCTTCGACATGTTCAGGCCCTTGATGGCCGGCAGCGTGGCCGCGTAGAGGATGGCCGCGGTGGCGCAGGCCGGACAGGCCTTGATCTTCTTGCAGAAGGCCATGACCCCATCGAACAGGAGCTTGCGCTCCATGATGGAGTTCGGCCGAAGGTGGCTCCCCTGGCACTGGGGCACGTGCTTCAGGTCGTTCATGTCAGCTCTCCCAGCTCCTGTAGGAGCTTGATGACCTCGTCGGCCTGAGCCAGTGCGAGGAAGGACTCGTTGCCCTTGAGGCACTCGAACTTCTTGGTCGAGAGCAGGAGCAGGCGGTCGAATTCCTGCCAGGCCCCACGGAAGGTCGCACACCTCGGCACGGTTCGGATGAGAGGCTCGAGGGCCGTGAGTGCCGTGCGCACCGCGAGCGTCCAGTGCTGGTGCATCACGATGGCGAGCTCCTCTCGCCGCTGTTCCTGCGCGCCGGTCACTTCTTGGGCTCCTCGTCGATCTCGAGTTCGCTGAAGCGACGCAGCGCCGGCTCAGGCTCGGGTTCAGGCTCAGGCTCCGGGACCGGTTCGGGGCTCATCCCCGGGGGCGGCACGGGCACGGGGATCCGGTAGTCGGTCTTCACCGCCTCGAGCGCTGCGCTCAGATCGGTCGGCTCGGGGCCGTCCATGTTCGCGACGAAGAGTCGCAGCTCGATCTCGATGGGTGGGGTACGACCGGGCACCGCGAAGCGCGCCCCTTCTCTGTCGTCGAGCACGTAGTCGTAGATGCGCGGGCGCTGCATCCAGTCCATGCGCTGCACGTAGCCTTCGATCCAACGCCCATCATCCATCTCGATGAGGCATCGCCGGGGCATGCCGCCCGGAATCCCACGAGGCGCCGGTCCGACGTTGAAACCCATCGCTGTTACAGCTCCCGCCATTCGACTTGCCCCAGATGCTCGACGGCGCGCTTGAGCCAGTCGGTGGGATGCTTCTCGATGAGAATGGCGCGCCGCCCGATCTGGCAGGCGATTCTGCCGGTGCTGCCGCTGCCCGCGAAGGGGTCGAGCACGACTTCGTGCTCCTCGCTCGAGTTCGCGATGAGCCGCGTCAGGACCTTGTCCGGCTTGGTCGTCGGGAAGTCCGCGCGGCCGGCCTTCTGTCCGAGGAGCGCGTCGGGCCAGCCCAGGTTGTTGAGCTTGCGCTTGCCCTTCTCGAGGAAGAGGATGCGCTCGCCGGTCCTGCGCCAGTGGTAGCCCATGCCCGGCGAGAGCATGTCGTACTCGGCCTCGTCGCCGTCCTGGGTCTCGATGCCGCGTTTGGTCTTGAGCCAGGAGAGCGTGGGCCACGCGGTCCACGGCCCCTTGGGCTCGCGAGAGGTCTTCGCTTCGAGCGTGAACGCCACCAGGCTCTCGTCGAGCCGCTTGTCGTAGGGGTTGCGACCGCTCAGGATGACGTGCTCGGTCTCCGAGTCGCAGAAGACGTAGCAGTGCGAGTTCGTCGCGTGGGCCTGGTGCAGCTCTCGGAACAGGCGGAAGTAGCCCGTGTTGGGAAAGCACGCGAACCAGGGGTTGGAGGAAGCCTTCGACTCCTTGAGCCTGGTCGTGGTTCCGACCGCCCGATGCCGCTCGAGGGACTCGTAGGGTGGATCCGTGACGGTCAGGTGGACGCTGCCCGGCGCCAGCTGAGGCAGCCACGCCAGGCAGTCACCGACGAGGACCAGGCAGTCCCAGCTCTCCTTGCTTGGCTCGATCATCCCTGCAGCTCGCGCGTCCGGGGGTTGTCGAAGACGATGGGGCAGACCGCGCAGAGCGCGACCCAGGCCTCGCGCATCACCTTCTTGATCTCCCATTGCGCGTGCTTGTCCAGGCGCATGTCGAACATGTGGAGCCACTGGCGCGCGTTGGCGGTCACGCCGATCTCGGTCTTCGCCGCGTTGGGCAGGACGAAGCGAGCGTCCTCGGCCGGTACGCGCTGCTCGCGCAGCCAGAGGTAGCGCCCATAGGCCCGGATGATGGCGAAGGCCCAGCGCCGGAAGGGCTCGATGTTGATGAGCCGGTCAGCCGCGGCCATCGCGTCCGGCGCCACGAGCTTGTAGGTGTAGTCGAGGTTGTCCTCCCAGGCGCGCGGGTCGCCCATGCCGTTCCAGGTCGTGCCTTGGCTGGTCGGGGTCGTCTCGGCGACGACCATCAAGCCATGCGGCACGCGCGCGTCGCCTTCACCGGGCGCGAAGATGGACGGCGGGCAGATGACCCGCAGGGTCTGGCCGAACTTGGGCTTGGAGTAGTCGCAGTAGCGTTGCGACTCCTGGGTGAAGGCGCAGAGGCGGTGCCGTACGAGCTGGTGGCTCGCCGCGCGCGACATGACCATGTGGAAGCTCACCTGGCCCATGTGCTCGAGGACGGACTCGTGCCGCTCCTGCTTGCGCTCACCGTCGAGGCACCACTTGTGCAAGAAGATCGAGGCGGACTCCTCGGTCTGCTTGTCCTCGCTCTTGTGCGCGAGACGGCCGAAGTACTCGGCGATCTTGATCATGCCGTCGAAGTACTCGGGAGGCGTGATGAGCTTGGCGGACGGCTGGACGATTTCGATGGCGAGCTGCATGAGCGTGGTTCTCCTCTATACCTCAGATGAAGGGCTGGCTCTAGCCGAGCAGCTTGGCCAGCACGAAACAGACGTCAGCGACGATGGCGATGCCGAGGAAGATGCGCAGGAGGCGATTTTCGCTCTCGAGCTCGACCATTCGGTCGGCGACGTCGTTCAGGGTTGTGAGCTCTCGCTGTGCCATGGCTGGTTCTCCTCAGAATCTGAACGAACGGACGTCCAGGTCCTCGTGATGCGCTGCTCCGTTGCCCTTGCTCGGCGCCTTCTTCGCGGCCCGGGCCCGACTCGCGTGCGAGTTCTTCTCGCCGCGAGCGAAGAAGCCCGTGCACAGGTTCTCGATGAAGCCCGCGATGGACAGGTGCTCGAGGTCGGGGTTGCCCTTCTTGAGCCTCTCGACGTAGGCCTTGACCTTGGCGTAGGTCTCGCCGCGGATGGAGACCTGGGGCTTGCGACTTTCCTTCTTCACAGCTTCACCTTCCCGAGGAGCATGTCGTTGAGCATGGGCACGGAGAGACCGACCGCACGCAGCTCGAACGCGATGTTGTTCGTCGGGATGCCCAGAGCCCGTGCCGCGTCGACCCGATTGCCGCCGAACTTGCGCCAGGTCTCGACCCAGAGCGCCCGGATGCCGGTAATCATGCACATCCGCTTCCGAAAGGCCAGGAAGCTCTCGCCCGGCCGGGGGCCGAGCTTTTCCATCCGGGCGATGTAGTCGGCCGAGGGCTCGTTCTCCTCTGCGCGCTTGGACACGCGGGTGGGCAGCTTCTTCTGCCGGCGCAGGCGGGCGTTCTCCGGCAAAGCACCGGGAATGTCCTCGAGTTTCGGCAGGGCTTCGGGTCCCCTCTGTGGTGGTGGTAGCGTAGGTTTCATGGCGTTCTTCTTTGCGCCTCCTTGCGTAAAGATATACGCGAGACCAGCCTCTTTGTCAATACCCCAGGTGCGAATTTTTTGCAACTGTTTTTCGCTGTCGAATTTGAATCGAGCTTGACTCGCGCAGAATCATATACTAGATTTCTCCGCGATGCGCTCCGAGCAGTCTTGCGATGGAGACGAAGAATGGCCACACCGAGAAAGCGCAAGCCCAAGAACAACAAGAAGGCGGAGGTGCGATACCGACGACGTACGTTCATGTTCGACGAAGACACCGAGCGCGAGGCCGGCCTGGTGAAGCAGGCGATCCGGGCGACCACGGCCTCCGAGGCGGTGCGATACTCGGTGCGCAAGATCGCCGAGCTCATGGCTCACATCAAGGGTGGTGGCCGGGTCTACGTGGACACGAAGGCCAAGGGCACCGTGGCACTCGACATCCCACCCGCGCCGTAGAGGTGAGCCATGGCCAGGCTCATCATCGGTTTCGGGCACAAGAGACGTCGCGGCAAGGACCTGTGCGGCGAGATCGCCTGTCGGCTGCTGCGTGAGCAGGGTCGACCTGTCCGCCAGGACTGGTTCGCCGCCTCGTTGAAGGAGATGGCGCGCGTCGTCTTCGGCTTCGACCAGGACCAGCTCTATGGCGACCGGAAGTTCGAGGTGGACCCCTTCTGGGGCTTCACCCCGCGCTGGGCGCTGCAGGTGGGTGGCACGGAGGCCATGCGCCGCGTGTTCGGCGAAGACATCTGGGTCAAGACGCTCGAGCGGCGCGCTCTGGCGAACCCTGAGACCTCGGTGGTGGTCTGCGACCTCCGGTTTCCCAACGAGGCGGAAGCCATCCACCGGATCGGCGGCTTGGCCATCAAGGTCGAGCGCCCGGCGCACCTGCTGCCGCCGGCTACCAGCCCGGATGAGGACACGCACCTGTCCGAGACGGCGCTCGACGGCTACGACGGCTGGGACGCGGTCATCTTGAACGACGGCACCGTCGACCAGCTCGCGCAGAAGGTACAGGCGATCGTAAGCTCGACCACCTGATTTCGGGTTGCAAGCAGCCCAGATCCTCGATACGATCGAACCTCCCGACTCGCGCCGAAGGAGGGCAAAGTGGAGTACTTGCTTGGGATTCTGGTGGCAGCACTTGTATCTTTGGTGCCGGCCGAGGGCGCCAAGGGTGCGCTGTACGACGCCGGGCCGCTGTCCATGTACTACCCGGGGGACGGCTGGAATGCCGGCGAGCTAGCGTGCGGTGGGCGATTCACGCAGGACCAGGTCCACATCGCCTACCGGAAGTGGCGGAAGGTGGGCTGCGGGCGGCGCGTGCTGGTCTGCGCCCGGGACACGTCGCGATGCGTCATGGCCACGGTGCAGGACGCCGGTCCGTTCGGCATCTACACCGGGCCGCTCAAGAACGCCTACCGGGAGGGCCGCTGGAAGGTCTTCACGGGCCCGGGCCGGCCGCCCAAGGGCTGGCGCTATCGCGCGGTCGTCGACCTCTCCGTGGGGCTCTGGCGCAAGCTGGGCCGGCCGCGGGGCCTGTCCCACGTCTCCCTGCTCTTCCTGCCCAGGCGGGAGCGGATTCGGCGCCGGCCGACCAGGCCGTCTATCGTTTCGGTCGTCGCGGAGCGTATCGGTTTGCTGGCGGCGTGGTTCCGCCGTCCGGCGCCACAGGTACTTTGACGTAGATGATCTTGGGCTCCTTGAGCTCCTCCCGGATCTGCTCCCGGAGCTTGCGTGTGCGCGCCTCGGACTCCTCGACAACCTGGTCCATGCGGTCGAAGTAGCGCCCGAGCTTCATCAGGCCGAAGACCGCTCCGCCGAGCAGACCACTCGCCGTGGCGATGAGACCGATCCAGAAGCTGAGACTGCGGCGTGTCTTCTCGCGCTGCTCCTCGATGACCTCCTCGGCCGACTTGGGGATCTGCATCTGGCCGGTGTTGCCTTGGGCCATCTGCTGGGCCATGTGCTGCGCCGCGGGCGAGCCTACCGCCGGGTGCGCGGTGCCGGTCGCCTTCTTGCGAAGCTCTTGCGATAGGTCACGCAGGCTCTGGTCTACCTTGGCGTGCTCGCTGGTGCAATGCGCCTTGTCGACGGACTTGCTTCGAAGGTCCTCGAGCTTGTCCTTGACCTCCTTGACGTCCCCCTCGAGACGGCGAATCCCCTTCCGCGTGGCGCCCACGTGGACCAGGATGGCCGCCAGCCGGTCCGTCTTCGCGAGATCGCCGTTCTCGTCGTCGTCATCGTAGGCCATTCAGTTCGTCCCGTGCTTGACGGCATAGGTGATGCCGACGGTTGTCCCGACGCCCACGACCAGGCCCACCGCTGTCCAGAGGTAGGGGTGCCGCCACCAGGGGTCCTTGTTGGCCAAGAGCTTGGCCTGGCCCTCCGCGGTGGTCTTCCAGTTCACCGCGATCTGCTCGACGGTCTTGACGTTCCGGTCGAGGAGCTCCGAGCGCGACTTCTCGAGCTCGAGGCGCTTCTCGATGAGGGCCAGTTGGTCCTTGATCTTGGGCAGCTCCGAGACGTCCGAGAGGAGCTGCTTGGCCTTGGCCATGGGGAACCACATGCCCTTTTGCCCGCCGACCTCCAGGAGCTGGGTGTCCGGCGCGGTCTGGGCGCGCACGGGCGCGGCCAGCAAGCACACCAGCGCCAGGCTAGTAGCCCAGCTTCTTGAATGCCTCGAGGACTTCCTCATCGGACATCTCCTTGACCGATTGTACCACAGCGACGGTGTCCTTCTTCGCCTGGAGGATGGCTGCATCGAGCTTGGCCGCCTCCTCCGCGTTGGCCTGGAGCTCCTTCTCTCGGGCCTTCTTGTCGGCCTCCAGGCCGGCCACCTTCACCGTCGTGTTCATCAGCCCGAGCTGGGTCTTGAGTTCCTCGGCCTCTTTGCGCTTGTGCAGCGCGTAGAGGACGAGCAGGAGCACGAGGCCCAGCCCGGTGGCGATGAGCGCCAGCCCGAGTCTCCAGTGCTGTCGCCACCAGCTCATGGCTTGGCCTCTTCAGCCGGCGCGGGCTCGGCCTTCTTGGCGATCCCCGGCAGGTACTTGCCGAGGGCGCTCCAGCTACCGGCCGCCATGAGCCCCGTTTGTACGCCCACGACGAGCGCGTTGATCCAGCCGACTCCTGTGCCCAAGGCGAAGGCGACCGCGGTCACGGTCGACAGGCCGATGGCAAGCCAGGGCAGCACCTTCGTCGGGATCTTGCTCTTGAGCACCTTGTTCACGAGCCAGGTCAGCAGCATCATGATGAAGCCGACGAGGAGCGCCCATTTGCCCGTCTTGGCCGACTCGATGATGGCCTTGATGAGCGAACCGATGTCGTCCGGGTCGACCTGCGTCACGCCCGCCGGCGGCTTGACCGGGGCGATGTCGGGCTGCGCCGCGGGCTGCGAGGCCACCGGCTGGCTGGCTGCGGCCTCCTTGGCCTTCGGCGCCGCTGGGGCGGCGACGGGCGCGGGCGTGGGCGCGGGCGCCGGCTTGGCCTCCTCCTTCTTGACCTTGACCTTCGCCGGCTCGGTCTTCTTGGTCTCTTGCGCGAACGCGGTTCCGGCGCCCAACGTGAGCGCCAGCAGCAATGCGATGTGCTTGGTCCTCATGGCTATTCTCCTCTCCTAGGTCCGCGCCTGGGTGACGTGGGGCAGGAACTCCACGACGCCTCTGGCGAGGGTGATGATCTTGCCGGTGTTCAGCCGGGCCTGCAGGTCGTACTGCCAGGTGCCAGCCAGCTCGTCGGTATCCGCCGCCTGCAGGTGGACGACGAAGGCGCCGTTGGCCGGATCCGTGATCTCGATCTCCGACGTATCGTCCGTCGAGTACTGCAGCTTGGCCTCGGAGTCCGGGTCGACGAAGTCTTCCTTCACCGTGAACCAGATCTTGGCCATGTTGTTCAGCGGGAGGCCAGCGCGCTCGACGGTGAAGGAATGGTCGTAGTCGTCGCCGGCGTGGATGGGCCGGTAGCCTGACTTGATCAGGAAGTCGGCGGTGATGTCGTATTGCGCGCTCATCTATTCGTCTCCACAGATGTCGAGGATGATCTTCAGCTCGGCGTCGGGGCCGATTCGGAGCGTTCGGCTGCCGCCTCCGGCTTCCAGCTTGGCCAACGCATCCGGTTCGATGCAGATCTGGGCCGAGCCGTCCGCCAGAAGCTGCAGGTGCGCCTCGACCTGGGCGCCGATGACCAGCTTGCGCTCGGCGAAGCCCGGGGCCGTCGTGCTGAGCTCCACCGTGACGTTGGCGTCGGGTCCGATGGCCAGCTCGACGCTCGCGTAGCCTTCGTCCTGTAGCTGGCGGACCGCATCGGGACCGATGCGCAGGTCCTGCAGCATCTCCGGCAGGAGGTCGATGAGGAGCGTGGCGTCCGGGCCGAACCGGAGCGTGCGGCACGCATCCGGGTAGTAGACGGTGATGACGACCTGCAGCCAGAGTGGCTGGGTCTCACGGTCGCACGTCGTGATGAGCGTGTCGCCCCACAGAGCTGGACTCAGGTGCAGAGCCTGGGACGTTCGATCGCTGTAGGTGCGTAGCTCCATCCGAAACCTATCCGATCGTGAAGGTGCCCTTGGCCGACGTGATCAGCCCGAGCGTGGCCATGTTCACCAGGGCCACCATGTAGTAGGACCGATTGCGAACCAGCCCCGGGGTCTGCTTGCTCACCTTGAAGACGCCCTGTGCGTCGGGTGCCGAGTCCGTCATGGCGAAGAGCGCCGTCCCGTCCTCGTTGTACCAGGTGACGGTCACAGCCAGCGCATCGGTCGCGACTTGGTTGTTCTTCTCTACCCAGACCTGACCCGTGACCTTGTCGGCGACCGCGTCGTAGGCGTAGCTCTGCTTGACGACGCAGACGTCCCCGCCGATGAGCAGCCGGTCCTCCTTGTCCAGGATCTGGCGGATGTACGTGTTCGCTGCGGGCGGCACGATGCCGGGGTTCACCGAGACCAGGTGGTCGAGGCCGAAGTCCCGGACGATCTGCTCGCCCTCGGAGATCTTCTGCAGCCAGGCGTCGACCTTGAGCTCGCCGATCTGGGGCAGGTTGCCTGCGTCCGTGCCGCCCAACTGCTCAGCCCTGGTCTCGTAGATGTCGTCGTCGATGGCATTCACGATCGCCGAGGTGTCGAGGCTGAGCTGGTACTCACCGGGCGAGCGTGTCGGGTTCACCTCCGTCATCACCTGGTAGAGCTGGACGATCGGGCCGCCGTTCTTGAAGCGCATGTCGGACCAGTCGAGGTACTTGCCGTCAGACTGGCGGCGCATCGAGAGCACGATGTCCGTCTTGCCCGTCAGGGGCGCACCTAGTTGGTCGAGCACCATGGCGATGATGGGCTCGGTCGATCCGGTCTGTATGCGCTCGGCCTGCACCTTCTAGTCCTCCAGGATCTTCCACTTCTTCTGCGAGCTCGTCGCGGTGAACTGCGGCGTCTGCGGATGCGACACCGAGGGCAGTGCCTGGCGAACGCACAGGTACCAGTCCCGGTAGGTCGCGGGGTTGTGCTGGAGGGCCTGCAACGCCGCGTAGGTGAAGGCGCCGTTGGGCCGGTTGTTGAAGCAGGCGTCGTAGGAGTACTCGGTGTCCTTGCAGCCCGAGATGAGCAGGCACGTCGAGCGCATCTTGCCCTTGGACGGCGCCTTCTCGAGGCGTTTGGCCACCGCGATGCGACGGTCCGGCAGGAAGATCGACGGCGGCATGAAGCGAACGAGGCGGCGAGAGGTTCCGAGCGCCGGAGCCATGCGGGCGACCGAGCCCGAGTGACACGAGTCGGAGAGCATCACGATGCGTGAGCCGAAGTGGCGGGTGGAGAAGAGCTCGAAGAGCTCGTCATCGGTGATGAGGTTCTTGTCGAAGTCGTGCGGGCACAGGCACTCGTCGCGGCCGTCCGCCTCGTCGTGGTCCTCGTCGGGCACCCAGGTGCCGTGCCCGCTGAAGGTTGTGGCGAAGAGGTCCTTCGCCCCGGTCTGCGTGATGCCGTGCTCCATGGCATCCAGGATGTTCTTCTTGGTCGCCTGGCTGTCCTGCAGCGTCACGACCTCGTCGAAGCCACGGTCCCGAAAGAGCTTGGCCCAGTCGATCATGTCGTTGACGCAACCCGTGAGGTCGTTCTGCGACCCCGGGTAGTTGTTGATGCCGATGCACAGCGCGCGTCTCATGGTGTTCTCCTCTCAGAGGCCTTTGGGCACCTGGGTCTGTACCTGTTCCCAGCTCGCCGGCTTGCGCGTAGGCGGCGCCGGCGCGGGCTTCGCCGCCTTGGCTGCCTTGACCGACTTCATGATCTTCGCGACCTCCGGACTCGGCCTGGCCGCGTCCGTGCCAGGGCCCGTCCCGGGTCGAATCGGCCGCACGGGCGGAGCTGGCTTGTGCTGCTCGGAGATGATCCAGTTCTGGATGGTCGAGATCTCCTCCGCTTGCAGGCGTACGGCCGTGGCCAGCTTCTGCACGTCACTCGACAGGCCCACCACCTGCTTCGAGAGCTCCTCGTAGCCGACCTTCACCCGTGGGTCCCTGACGTCCTTGAACCAGTTCAGGACGCCGAGCACCAGGCCAGTGAGCGCCGTGATGATGACGGCGGCGCCCTTGCACTTGGCGAAGAAGGCGTTTCCCTGCGCTTCGATCATCTCAGCCATGACTCACCTCGGGTAGACTCGCGTCACTTGCCCGCTCGACGACAGTCGCTCGAGGAGCGTCTGCGGGTCCACGGTTTCCTCGTAGCAGTCCGCCACCACCTCGATGCCGGCTGCTTTCAGGCACACGAGCTGGGCCTCGGCACACATGAGCTTGTGCGGGGTTCTGCGCGGACGGATGGTGAGCCGCGCGCGCCACCAGCGCTTGAGCCAGGCGGTGAAACCGGCCCACAGCGCGCCGATCTTGTCGTACTTCTCGCCCAGGTGATCGCGCATGCGCCGCACCGCCCGGAGCTGCATCTCGGCGGGAACGAGGAGCTGAAACTCCGCGACGAGGATGTTCTCTCGCGCCCAGCGCGGCCATGGGCGAAGTTCGAAGCCCCACCACTCGGCCTGCATGACCAGGCGAGTGTCGAGAACGTCGTCGTGGAACGCGATCCAGGCGTGGCTCACCCTTCCGCGGGTGATGAACCGGATGATCCTGGAGATGAGCCGGTTGGTGGTGGAGTATCCAGCCGTGACATCCAACCCCTGTCCTCGACCAGGGCCCCACAGGTTGGGCAGCTCGACCGGGGTTGGAGCATCTTCAGGCTCACCCGATGACAGAAGGGGCACTCCCAAAGGGTTCGTCGGATGATGCGTTTTCGGGTCACGGCTCACTTCCGCCTCCAGACCCAGAAGTGCTTCCGGTAGTAGGCCACGACGAACCAGCCGAAGGCGGCGCCCAGCAAGTTGGAGATCGGATCGCCCACGAAGGCGTTGAGCTTGCCCTCCAACCGGTAGCTCCACCTCGCCGGATACTTCCGCTGGAGCGGGTATTCAACTCCCTCCCAGACGTAGCTTCCGACGAGCGTGTAGAGCAGATGCACCCAGAGGGGCGGCTCCCACATCGCACCGACGGAGCTCGAGATGAACGCCCAGAAACCGAAGTGGATGAGCGACCACAGGTCAGCAATCGGAGCGATGGTGATCTTCGGAAGCTGTCCGGTCACGCCTCGTCCTCGCTCGTGCAGTATAGAGTTGCAGTGGCACTGGTTCCGCCACTCTTTGCCTCGTGCTCCAGGCTGATCCTGACCTCCATCCCGTAGCTGGAGTGGAGCAGAGTCGAGCCCACGTCGTAGTCCCAGGCGAAGATCCAGAGCGGCTTCTTGTTCGCCCGCCACCCACTGCCGCCGAGGGCAGGGTATGCCGGGTAGCTGTGGTTGCTGTCGTTGATGATGTCGTTGATCGTCTTGTACTTCAGTGGGTCGCCGAGAGGGATCTTGGTCCCCGATGGCAGGTTGTACGGCGGCTCCATGAGCTGGGGCGCGAACACGTCCACCAGCCCGTACGCCTGGAAGACGAACGTGTCGTTCATCACCAGGTCGTCCGAGCACTGGACTTCCACCTTCTCGATCACGAGCGTCTTGCCTGCAATCGGGGCCACGGTGAAGGAACTGCCGTTGGCATAGTGGTAGGTGACCTTCACCACCTCTGTCCCTTGGAGCAGGGTGAGGAAGGTGATAGTCCCCGCAGCGTAGTTCACAGTGAAGTCGCCGCCGGACCCTGTGTGCGGGTCCTGCTCGAACTGGAGTTCGTCGTCAACCTTCACCGTTACGCGGTAGCTGCGACCCTGCGAATCCTTCAGGAAGTCCTCGAATGTGACCTTGCCGTGAAAGGTATCGATCACATCCTGATGCGTGAGGTTGTAGGTCGTGTGGTCGCCACTGTCGGCGGCAACTTCCTCTTCGACGTAGACAGAGCTAGGATACCAGCTTGTCCGATCACACCAGTTGGGTGTGATGAACGTGAGCTTGGGCGCAGATGGTTTGATCTGCGCTATGATCGGCTTTCCATCTGGTGTCTTCGGGACGCCCACAGGTCTACCTCCAGGCAGCCGTCACATGCACTTCACCAGCAACCATCAGAGTGGTCACTGCCCGAACGGCTCGCAGCGTGTAGCCCGATAAACGAACCAGGTCAGCCTTGCTGATCGTGGCCACCGTAGACCAGCGAACGGGATGCTCTGGGTCATCCTGCGTCCCTTCGATGATCACGGACCCGGAGAAGGGCTTGGCCTTGTCGGTCGAAGCCACCTGGACGGTCAAATCCTGCGAGTCCTCGACGTTGATCGCTTTGCCCTCGGTGTCCTTGTCGGTCTTGAGGAGTTCTTTGACGTGCATGCGTTTTCTCCAGAACAGCCATCTCATGGGGTTTCCTGTGTGAAGATGAAGGTCACATCAAACGATCCAGCGGTCGTATTGGAGACGCACTTGAGACTGACCCCCTCGTTTGCCCTCAACACGATGGGCTTCAAGGGCGGGGCCACGCGCCACACCGGGCCCATTGTGAACAACCCTTGAGCCAGACCCTCGACATCCAGCGTACCAGGTCCCCACTCGTCGGTGGACACCCGACGAGCAAACAGCCCCGAGGTATCTTCGCCCGTAACAGTCGCCGCTGTCCGAGCACTCAGACTAACGCTCAAGGAGTCAACGGTATCGTGAGAGAGTGGCGTAACAACCGTACCGCCTGAATGTCCCGTGATTCTCCGTCCCTCAAACAATGCAGCAATGCCGGTCACCGCTGTGGTCGCTGCATTAGAGATCCAGATCTCCCGCACCCTCGCCACTACCGGGCTGCCAGTCGCGTTGACGAGAGACAGCAGCGACTTGCCATTGCCCAGAACGACACCCTGAGCTGTGGCGACAAAGGTGTTCAGCTCATACTCCTGCGACTCCACACGTAGTCTTCGGATGTTGGCGTAATTCAGAACATCCGCGACCGTCGTACCGTCCCAGATCTTCACTCGGCCAATGCCGTTGTCACCAACGGGTAGAGCATCTACGATCTTCTTGATACCGTCCGTGTCCTTGATGGCAGCGAGCGTGGTCAGCACGGACTGAACGGACGAGTCCTTGGCGGGGTCGATCAGATTCCCGGCGGAGTCGTAGACCTTGAACCCATCATTGTCGACTTCGATGACGAAGAACATCAGGCCACCGTCTTAGTCCATGCGATGGACGCCACTTTGCCACCTGCCCTGGTGATCACGCCGGTCAACCGCATCTTCTCCACGCCAGCCCCGTCGTACTGGATGGCATCGAGCTGCGACACTTTGCCGCCAGATCGGGTGATGATGCACTCGCGAACCTTCTTCAGCTTGGCATCGGTCTCCCAGTTGATGACGTTGGTGACCTTGCCTCCGCTCCGCACGATCTCCTGCCAGTTGGTCTCGTCGATCCAGTGGACCAGCGTGTCGAGCGCCTCGTGCTGGGCCTCGGTGATGCCCGAGCCGCCCGTGCGCAGATTGAAGACTCCGTCCTTGTCGACGAACCTGAAGACGCCGTTGACCATCCGGGTCATGCCGAGCTCGGACGGGTCCGCTGTCTGGTCGAGCCAGAGGACCTCGTCTACGGTCTCGCCACGAACTCCGGACCCGTCGTCTGCCATCAGCTTGCCTTCTTCCTCTTGCGCTTCGGCCTGGCCGGCGCCTGCGCGGGCTCGGGTGCCGGAGGTGGAGGCGTCGGCGCGGGAATGTCTTGCGCCGGCGGCTCGCTCTTCCGGCCAGCCTCCGCCGCCGCGCGACGCTCGGCGACGCTCCCGTGTTCGGCGCGTGCGGCAGCCGCCTCGGACCGGCGGTCCACGAGCGGCGGCGGCGCGTCTGAATCGGCAGCCGCCGCGATCTCCTGCACGCGCTGGACGGTTTCATCGCGCATGCGCTGCACGATCTTCATGGCGTCCTCGAGCCCCGCGGCTCGACCGCCCTGGATGATGGCCTTCTGCTGTTCCACGTCGGCCAGGTGCCCGAGGTAGTCGCTGGCCTTGGTCAGCCAGAGCTTGATGAGCCCGATGACGTGGTGCGCCTCGAGCCCGTCCTTGATGACGTTCGTGCCCTCGGTCTGCTCGCGCTCGAGCTTTGCGATCAAGTCCCGAGGGACCTTCTGCGCCGCCTGCTTGAGGGCAACCGCTGCGCCCTGGAGCTCGTACTGGCTCTTGCGCTCGCCTTCCAGACGGTCCTCGATCGTGGCCCCCAGGTCGTTCGCGATCAGGATTTTCAGTTGAGCCTTGTCGATCGCCATTTCGCTGTACCTTTCTGTACCTATAGCGGCTGCGTGGGCCGGAGGAGCGCGAGGCCCCTCCGGCCCACCTCGCCGGGGCTACTAGCTGCCGTAGACGACCATGCAGAGCTGGTCCGGCTTGGAACCGGTGCCCTTGAGGGCGAACTCGAACATGAGGTCGCCGTTGGCGCGCGTCGTGCCCGGGTAGACGTCATGGTTCGCCGAGGCGTCCGCGCCGTTGCGCAGAAGCTCGCCGTTCAGGTAGACGTCCACGTCCTCGACGAACGTGAGCCCCACGAGGTCGTAGTCCGGCAGCTGCGCGTCGAGGTTGGGCGTGCCGCCCGCGCCCGTGACGTTGGTGTCCGCCGGCACATCCGCGGTGAGCTTGGCGTAGGCCTTCCAGCGCCGCGCCTTCTTGCTCGCCTGGACGATGGCGTTCATGAGGGAGACCTCGCCGAAGTAGGTCTCGTAGTCGTCCCACTCCTGGGTGGTCTCGGAGAGCTTGATCGCCGTGGCTGCCCAGGTGGACCCGGTGCGGTTCACGTCGTCGAAGAGGATCTCGCCGGCCACGGAGTCGAGCTTCAGATCGCCGGTGGCTCCGGTCGCGATGGTGAGCGCACCGCCGCTGTCGATCTGGTTCGCCGTCACGCCGATCTGGATCGTGGTGCCGGCCGCTCCGGTGTCGACCTTGATGCCGTTGAGGAAGTCGGAGACCACCGCGTCGACGTCGAACTCATCGACGTCGTCCTCGATCGCGACCTTGGAGGTGCCGCCCGCCGAGCCCTCGATGATGCGGAAGAGGATGGCTTCCAGGTCATCGCGAATCTGCCACTCGAGGCCAGCGCCTTCGAGGTCGAGGATCGCGTTGGTCGTGAGGTCGACCGGCGTCGTGCCCTGGTTGTCGTAGATGGTCTGCCGGGTCGGGGTCGAGCCGGCCGGCACGTCGACGACGGCGCCCTTGAGGAAGTCCTGCTCGTTGAGGTCTTCGAGCCGGACGCGCTCACGGGTGGCGTAGTTGATGGTCTTGCCGGCGATGTCGGCGACCGGGCAGGCCTCGAGGTCGTCGAAGGTCGCGTTCGGCCGGACGAACGAGAGCTGCGCACGCTGGTCCGTGCCGTTCATCACGTGCCCGTCCGTGGCGATCTCCGTCTGGAAGAGCGCGTAGATCGTCCGACCGCTGGAGAGGATCGGGTCGCCGGAAGCGGCGTCGGTGACGATGCAGAGGTTCTTCGGGTTGAGGCTGTTCGTTCCCGAAACCTCGTCGAGCGAGTGGGTGCCGAAAGTTCCCGTGTGGAACGCCGCAACCGTGCCCAACGTCGTGACCGAACCGACGGCAGCGGTGGTGTTGGTCGGCAGTTCTCCGGCGGCCAGCACTTCCCAGTTCTGCGCGGCGGTGACCGCCACGTCGTTGCCGGGGCGATAGCGGTCGCGCAGAACGCGCTTCTTCTCGACGAGGTGCAGGGCGCTGTTGAGCGCCGAGACGCCGCGCCGGGTGCCGTTCTCGAGCGTGGTCGGCTGGACGATGTTGTCCCACCAGTTGCCCGACGGCATGCTGTCGCCGGTCCGGTTCAGCGCGCTCTGCAGCGCCGACCGGATGCTGTTGAGATCGTACTCGATGTCGGTTGCGTTGGTCTCGTAGTTGGCCTCGGTCGGCGCCCGAGTGTCGTCGTACGAGAACGACTGCGCGATCTGTGCGTCCTGCCGAATGAACGTCCTTGACATTGCTGTTCTCTCCCTCGGCCTCGGGGCCGTGTTAGCTATCTAGGCCGCGACGTAGTCCGCGGTCAGCTTTTCCCAGCTCCGAGGCGCGAAAGCCTCGAGCACGATTGTGTCCCAGCCTGTACCTGGACCACCGCTCTCGTCGATGGTGTAGTCCGCGCCCGAGCCCATCTCCAGCAGCACGCCGTTCCGGTGCACACGGATAGCCGTCGCCTCGACCTGCAGGAACGGCTCGGGCGTGTGGAACGTGAGGTTCACGCCATCCTTCGCACCGACGAGCGGCTTGTTCCATCGGAACCTCGCTGAAATACCCGCACCAGTGGCGGCCGCCGGTTGAAGGATCATCCCGTCTTCCTAACAGCCGCCAGCCGGCAGCATACCCGAAAAAGCGTTTGCTGCCAAGAATTTCGGCCAGCGACTCAAGTACTTCCGTGCAGTCTACGTCACAAGCGCCCGACCCGCTACGCCTTTTCCGTCACTACACGGCACGGTCTGAGTCTTCGATGCACCACTCCTGCGGCCCGAGCTTGATGGTGCACACCATGGCGGCTGAGGCACCGACGGTGACGAACTTCAGCTTGGTCCCCCAGATGAGGATGACGGGTCCGCTCGCGGCCGAGGGTCCCTGCACCGTGTCCCCGGTGGTCCCACTCCAGATGACGTACTCGGTGCCGAACTTGTCGACGAGCGAGAGACTCCAGCTTGACTGGCCCCCGCTCTTGAAGTCCATCCCGAGCAGGTTCAAGGCGTCCCGCTCGTAGAAGCTGTAGTAGCTCGCCGTGGGGTCGAAGAGCCCCCCGTGCGTGCCCGGGTCGAAGTTGAAGTAGTCCAGGCTGGCTGCCGGGTCCAGAGCGGTGGCCCCGTCCGCCGGCGCCAGACCGTCGAACTGGCTGCCCGCCTTGATTTGCTGCCGGATGGCGCACGGCTTGTGGACGTGGGCAAGCATCGTTGTCATGGAAGATCCTCCGCAGTTTGGGCAAGTCGAGCTTGCGACTTAGACGTCCACATGCTGCCACGAAATGGGTTTGACTGTCCAGAGCACTCTAACTATCATAGCCGCAGAACTTCCTTCCAGAATGCGGGAGAACTATCAGGTGGCGACTAAAACCCGAAGAGTGGTTCGCAAGAGAGGGGCCCCGGCGCCCATCGTCAAGGCCGAGATTCTGGGGAGTGGCGAGCGCCGGACAACGGAGCTGCTCGACTTCCTCGCGTCGAAGGAGGGCAACCTGCCAGGCGGTGCGCTCGCTCCTCCCTACGATTTCAAGAAGTTGTACACGCTCTACGAGCAGTCGACCATCCTGCGTCCCAACATCGACGCCTACGTGACGAACATCGACTCGTTTGGGCACCATCTGGTGCCCTCGATCGACCTCGCCGGCAAGGGGGCGCCCGAGCGCGTCTCAGACGCAATGCTTTACGAGGACGCGCTCGACGCGCACGACCGGGGCGGGGCGTCCGCCTCAGGCATGCCGCCGGACCCGAAGGAGGTGGGGGCCAAGATCGAGGAGCTCCGGCGCGTCGCGCGCATCGAGTACTCGCGGCTCAAGGCCTTCTTCTCCTACGTCTGTCCCACCTTCTCCTTCATCGAGCTCCGACGGCGCACGCGCCAGGACTACGAAGTCCTGGGCAATGCCTTCTGGGAGATCGTGCGCAACGCCCTCGGCGAGGTCTCGCGCATCTACTACGCGAACCCGATGAACATGCGCCTCCTCAAGGAAGACGAGGAGCCCATCGTCGTCGAGGAGAAGGCCAAGGTCACCGACATCACCTGGCGGAGCTACAAGGTACGCAAGCACTTCCGCCGGTACGTCAAGCTCGCGCCGCGCGGCAAGACGGTCTACTTCAAGCAGTTCGGCGACCCGCGCGTGGTCTCGCAGAAGAGCGGCAAGTACTACGAGTCCATCGAGGACCTCGAGGCGAAAGAGCCCGGCGTCGCGCCGGCGACGGAGATCGCGCACTTCGCGATCTTCACCCCGGACACGCCCTACGGTGTGCCGCGGTGGATCTCCAACCTGCCCGGCGTCATGGGCAGCCGCGAGCTCGACGAGGTCAACCTCAACTACTTCAAGAACAACGTCGTGCCTCCACTGGCGCTGCTCGTATCCGGTGGCCGTCTCGGCAAGGGCGTGGCCACCAAGATCGAGGAGTTCATCGAGGAGCACCTCAAGGGCAAGAAGAGCGTGCACCGCATCCTGGTCCTCGAGGCGGAGAGCCAGAAGGGCGCCGGGGACGTCGGGCCACGCACGGTGCCCAAGGTCATGTTCGTACCGCTGCGCGACGCGCAGCTGCAGGACGCGCTGTTCCAGAACTACGACGTGCGCAACGAGGAGAAGGTGGCGCGTGCCTTCCGCCTGCCACGCATCTTGCGCGGCGACGACAAGCAGATGAACCGCGCCACGGCCTACGCCGCGCTCAAGTTCGCCGAGGAGCAGGTCTTCGAGCCGGAGCGCGAGCACTTCGACTCGTTCATCAACCGCGAGCTCTTCCCCGAGCTCGACATCACGTTCTGGATCTTCCGCTCGAACTCGCCGATCGTGCGCGACCCAGAGGCCATGGCCGAGATGGTCGTCAACCTGGTCAAGGCCGGCGTGTTGATGATCTCCGAGGCGCGCGAGCTCTGCGCAGACATCTTCAACCGCACGTTCGAGGACCTCGCAGAGGAGTGGACGAACAAGCCGCTGCCCTACATCCTGGCGCAGCTGCACACTGCGACGAGTCCAGATCAGCTTGGCATCGGCACGAGCCCCGTGCCGGTGAAACCGGAGGAGTCCGTGCCACCCGAGGCGGACATGAACCGCGGGCCCGCGCCCGCGCCGCTCCAGATCCGTCGGGCCGGCACGCCGTTGCAAGCCATCGGCGGCGGCCTGACCGAGGAGGATGCTCAATGAGCGAGGTAAAGGAAGCAGTAGAGCAATTCGTCGAGAGTGAGGTGGAGAGCGCGAAGAAGGTGGACGAGCGCGTCGAGATCACCAAGAAGCTGGCCGAGGACGGAGTCCCGCAGCTCGAGTTCGACCGCAAGCCGTTCGCCGCGCTGGTCAAGAGCGACGATGACCTACGCCGGGTTTTCGAGACGCTCGAGGGCGTGATCTGGCGAAGCTTCGCCGAAGACGTCCGGCGCAACCCGTTCGGCTACACCAAGCCGACCGTCAGCGAGGTCAAGCGCCGCTTCAAGATCTGCGAGAACTGGATCAGGCACGCACGTGGAGACGTCGGCTACTCGCTCGAGCAGACCCTCGACCTGATGGGCCACGCGCTTCGCGCCGAGCTCGACGGCAAGGCCTTCGATCCACCGAAGCCTGGCTCTCGCATCTGGACCCCGACCTAGCGGCACGAGTCATGCGGCGACACCTCTTCCCCGAAAGCCAATCCTGCGAAAAGGGCTCATGATGGAACGGAACAGCAGAGACGACGTTCGCAAGCGCCTGGAGCAGCTGGCGACTGGCCTGCAAGGCCTTTCCCGGCTCGTGCGCACGGCCGCCATCAAGGCGGAGATTGCCAAGGACGAGATCACGACGGCCGACGTGCCCCTGGCGGCGACTTCTCAGGTCTCAGACGACAAGCCGAGGCGCCTTCGTATCCTGGTCGAGCCGCATGCCAAGCTCGTGTGGGAGGGAGCGAAGAAGCTCATCGTGCACGCGCGCGTCTACAACGTCGTCGGCGAGAAGCTCTACTTCGGCGACAAGGAGTTCGTGTACGGCGTGATGTCGCTGGCCAAGCCCAAGCCCATCTCGCTCGCCGAATTCCGTCGGCTCCGCTCGCAGCACAAGATCACCGAGGAGGAGCGCAAGAAGTGGTGGCCGAAGGCTCGTCGTCTCTATGCCTATCGCATCGAGGAGCTCGAGCCCTTCGACAAGCCGAAGGCATGGGAAGCCCCGCAGGGTGCACAGACCTTCGTGCTCGAGCCGCGCTTCAAGCGTTCGCCCAAGGCCGAAGAGCTCGCCGGCATGACCCGGCCCCAGAAGGCTGCCGTCCAGCGCGCGCTCGGCCTGGCGCAGGCCTTCGCCCAGCGCATGCCGGACATCTGCGAGCAGGCCGAAAGGCTCATGGAGCCCGTCGGCCACGCCCAGCGCCTGCTCAAAGCCCTGGGGCAGATCGGGCCCATGCTGACCGCCGCCTACAGCGAGGTCGCCGACATGCTCGGCGTCGCGGCGCCGGCGCCCGTGAACATGGGCAACCCGTTCATCCTGGCCGAGCGCCTGCTCGAGCAGCTGCATCGCACGGTCGGCTCGTTGCCCGAGAAGACCCGGGCGCTCGCTCTCACCGAGGACGCCATCGACTACCTGGAGGCCTTCCTCGAGCTCGAGGAGAGCTTCGGCCAGGAGGGCGCCACGATCGGCAAGGACTGGGCGCCGTCCGGCCTCGCCCCCGATGCGCTCTACATCTTGGATGCTCAGGGCCTCAAGCCCATTCGGGAGGACGAGACGTTCGTCGAGGTGGCCATGGCCGAGCAGCCCAAGGGCAAACTGCCGACTCTGAAGCTGCCCGACCCGGCGTTCAACCTGCGCCGACTCAAGGCGGACGAGGAGACGGGCGTCCTTTCTCGCCTGCGCCGCACTGGCCGCGTGGGCCAGCGCCAGTTCTTGCTCAACGAGGTGCAGCCCACCAAGGCGGGCGCCCAGTACGTCTGGGGCGTGATCACCCTGAATGAGGGCGCCGAGTACGAGGACATGAGCAAGCTGCCAGCGGAAGTCCTCGCCGGCATCGACAAGTTCTCCCGGGAGGAGTTCTCGACCGAGGGCCCCGTCTTCTACATGAAGATGCACCTCGTGGCGGCCTACGATCCGCCGCTGCAGCTCGCCAAGCCTCTCCTCTCGCGTCGCTACGGTCCCGTCATCGAGCTGCCCGCCGCACTCAAGAAGGCCGAAGACCCGCCCGCGGAGGACGAGGAGCCCTGGATGAGCTTCCGCGGGCTCACGCCCAACGCGCTCAAGGGCATGGACGATGGCGTGCTGCTGGCTCTCTACGCGCAGGCGAAGCAGTTGCTCGAGACGGTCTTCGCCGAGGGCAAGACGACCGCGGGCGGCGGCCTCTCTCGCGAGGACGTGGAGAACGGCATCGTCTTCATCGAGGAGGAGCTGAAGCGTCGCGGCATCGCCATCCCGAACCCGGCCCAGCTCGCCTCGCTCTACAAGGCCGGGCCCAGCGACCGCTACGCCCCGGTGCATCCGGGCAGCGACGGCGAGTTCCCCGAGCTCACGCTCAAGGAGCTCCTGCCGCACTTTCACAAGGAGTTCCTGCTCCGCAGCCCCTTTGTCTACATCGTGGGCTCGACGGCCAACAACGGTGTGACCAAGAACGACGTCGACATGCTCGTTCGCGGCCCGCTCGATCCAGCCACGAGCCACATCGTGAAGTTTCGCATCGGCCGCATGATGCCGGAGGAGATCTCGCAGCGCATGTCCTTCCACGGCGGCGTCATCGGCAAAGACGATGACGATGTGGCGAGCGGCCTGGCCGGTCCCTTCACCGCCAACGTGCCCATCTACGACCTCGTCGTGCGCCGGCGCGACGACTACCAGACGATCGTGGAGATGCGAGAGGCGGACCTCCCTGTCGAACCGATCGCCGAGCTCATGGCCAAGGAGGACCCGTTCCTCAAGCCGCCGCACAGCGAGAAGCCGATGCGCTCTGTGCTGCAGGCGCACTTCCGGGGCAAGAGCGTGCACGGCGATTTCCGCATCGCCGCCAACGGCTATCTCATCGGCTACACGCTCGCCATGCAGGTCGCCGGCAAGGTCCCCGACGTGAACACCCTGCCCGAGGCCAAGAAGATCGGTGCCACCTTCAGCGTCGAGGGCTCGTCCTGGAACAAGCCTTTCAACGCGCCCAACCGGGTCTACGCGGCCACGAAGGCTCCCGAGCCCAAGCAATGGCTGGGCGTAGAGGAAGCCTTCGAGCCCGGGACCGTGGGCGCGACTCGCGAAGAGGCGGGCGTCATGGTGATCCTCGCCGAGCCGCGGGTCACCTGGGGCGAGCGGACGCCCTACTTCCACGAGTACTTCCTCGAGAAGGACCCCAAGTTCTCCGGGCTGCTCACCTTCCGGCTCCTGGTCTCCGAGGCTGGCAAGCCCTCGGACCCCGAGGTCGAGGCCGGCCGCAAGATGCCCAAGGGCGTGCCCTTCTGGGTCGCCATGTTCGCCAAGGACCTGGTGCCTTCGGTGCTCAAGCCACGCGCCGTCGAGGTCGGACGCATCCCGCCCCAGGGCTATTCCTACCTACCACCCAAGCTCAAGGCCGTCGTGCCCAAGGAGTTCCAGTACTGGCACGCCAAGGACGAGAAGGAGCGCAAGCAGATTCGCGATGCCCTTGTCGCCGAGCACTTCTTCACGCCGAGCAACGTGAAGCTGGTCGACCACGAGTTCCGCCGGGTGGTGACGAAGTACTACCTCTACGAGCCGACCGAGGCGACAGGGCATAGCCCTAGCAACATGCCTCGCCCGCCCACCGCCATCCACGATACAGGTGAGACTCTCACCTGTCAAGAAAAAGCGGAGGGCGTGAGCTCGGCGCCGTTCACGTTGTCCTGGCAGCGCTGGAAGGGCCAGCAGGTCATCCGGGCCGCACCGAGCCGGATGCTCTACCACCTCTTCATCGACCGAGGAGGTAAGGTCGAGGACTTCCAGCTCTTGGAGGACCCGAGCTCGGGCCAGCGCGTCTCCGGTGTGCATCGGATGGCGACAGGCGCGGGCGCCGGCGAGCTCTTGAAGCTCGATGGCGACGTGGAGCCGGGCAAGTCCTATGGCGGCCTCGAGCTCAATCCGACCAAGGACACGCCGTCGTCCATCTCCGTCCTGGCTCGTGGTTCGATCGAGTTCCTCGAGGACGGGCCGGCGTTCAAGAAGTTCAAGCTCAAGGGCAAGGACTTGCCCAAGGGCCTCTCTGGCCTGCTCGTGCTTCGTGCCGAGACGAAGGAGACTGGTGAGGGTTCCATCTGGATCTGGGAGAAGAGCGAGGGCGTGGGCGAGCCCGTGCAGCGCGCGGCGGCCCCGATGACGGGTGAGGCCGGGCGAAGCCATCGACATGCGCACCATTTCCATGTCGATGCGCAGGGCAATGGCAAGACGACCGACACCGTCATCAGCGAGGGGTCGGAGCGCCGGGCGGACGACCACACGCACGAGATCTCCGGGCGCAAGGTCAAGCCCGCGCGTGGGCACGCGCACGACAAGCCCGAGGGTCACACGCACGAGCTTCCCGCGGGCATCGAGAAGGCGGAGAAGCTCGAGACCATCACCTTGGCCTCGGGCAAGAAGATCGCCGACGTGCAGGTGTGGGATCCGAAGACCATCAAGCCGGGCGACGACAAGACTCACGATCGCGAACGGCTGCGCCCCTTCGCGATCTACAAGCCGATGAAGACGGCGAGCAGAGAGTCGAACGAGTTCCGTTCCAACGAGCTCGATAGGCTGTTCACCGATTTCGCCACGCCGGAGATGCTCAAGAGCGGCATCCTAGTCGAGCCCAAGTTCAACGGCTTCCGCTCCTCGATCCAGAAGACCGAGGACGGCCGCTACCTGATGATCACCGAGGACATCTGGGATCGCAAGACGCCGATCACCAACATGATCGACCAGCTCCCTGGATTGAAGGAGGAGCTCGACAAGCTGCCCGGACCATTCATCCTCGATGCCGAGTTCACGGCGCTCGAGCCGGGCGGTGGCCCGGTACCTCGTCGCGAGCTGGCCACCTTTCGCGGCCGGACCCCGGCCGAGGACAAGGGCGCCAGAGTGCGTGTGTTCGACATCCTGTACCACCCGAAGAAGGGCAACGTGGTTGCGAAGCCTCTCGAGGAGCGCAACGCGCTGCTTCGCGACTTCCTGCGCGGGCACGACTTCACACGGCTCGTCTACGTGCCGCACAAGCTCGTCCGCAACAAGGAGGAGCTGCGCTCGGCGATCGAATGGGCTCGTCGGTACATTGGGTCCGAGGGCGCCATGTTCAAGAGCAGCCAGAGCACGGTCACGCTGCGCGAGACCGACTCGTGGGCCAAGCTCAAGATGATTCGCGAGATCCGCGGCATCATCTGGGACGCGCACCCGGTCAAGGGTTCGCCCGGTGTGCACAACTTCTTCTATGCGGTTGGCCCCGTGTCGGGCAAGGAGGCAGGGTCCTGGGCCGAGACCGTCGAGGTCGCGGGGAAGACCTACGTGAAGGCGGGCCGCACGTTCAACACGAAGGTCGCGGCCAAGGTCGGCGACGTCATCCGAATCGAGGTGACCGAGATCCTCTGGGACGAGTCCAACGCGGAGAAGAAGCGCCTACGTGGCTTCACGCCCGTCGTCGTCGACAAGGCCGACGGCGGTCCTTCGTCGTTGAAGGACGTGCACGAGATGCTCGGCTCAGGCGAGCTGAAGAAGTCGGCAGACGAGTACTCGGACGCGCTGGCGAAGTCGTTCGGCGCGTGCTCGCATCGGGTCGAGCTCGTGAAGCAGGAAGACGAGCGCTACGTTCTCGGAGTCGTGCTCGTCCCGGACGAGTTCGACAGCCAGGGCGACATCTACGACGCTGAATCGGTGCGCAAGGCGGCGTTCTACTTCATGGAGGAGACGCAGCGTCTCGGGCTCATGCACCAGCGCACGCTCGCCCGGGACAAGGTCCGCGTGCTGGAGAGCTACATCGCCCCGACGGACTTGCACCTCGACGGGCACTTCGTCAAGAAGGGCACCTGGCTCCTGGCCGCGCGCGTCCTGGACGATGCGCTCTGGCAGGCTGTCAAGGATGGCCGGCTCACCGGTTGGAGCATCGAGGGCTTCGCGCTCGCCGCCAACCTCGACTAGGCTCCGTGTAATTCTTCAGTGTGCGTCACTACTTAGGACGCTTTAGCCGACGTCGGCGACATCTGTAGAATTAGTCGCAGAAGGTTCTTGACGGCCTCGGCCAATTGGTGTAATCAGAAACCCTAGCAATGTCCCTCCACTTCTATTATACTGCGCTGAACGAGGCCGTGGTTGACGATGCCGTTTGACTCGCGTAAAGTGCCGGACGGTCGAAAGCAGCGACGGCTGAGTGAAATCGAACCCTACAAGGTCGATCTAGTCGACAGAGCCGCTAACAAGCGGAGGTTCATCGTCTTTAAGGAGGACGCAATGTCGAACGAGAACATGGGGCCGGAGCTCATCGAAGGCGAAGGTGGGCTTCACACCCCCGAGACGGCGTCTGAGCTCGAGAGGGCTGCGGCGGCTCTGGAGAGCATGACGACCCAGATCGGGGCTCTGGTCACGGAGCTGCAGAAGGACACCACCGGCGCCGGCGAGCCCCAGGCCGTCGACATCGAGAAGGCGGGCGCGGCCGCCGCGGCGTTCCGCGAGGTCGCCGAGAAGGCGCTCTCCATCGCCAAGGCTCTCGAGGAGCAGGGCGCCAAGATGGACGTCAAGAAGCTCAACGACGAGGCCCAGAGCCTCATCGGTGTGCTCAAGGGCGTCTGCGAGAAGTATCCCAGCCCCGGTTCGGGGGACGGGTCCTACCCGGCCCCGGCGGCCAAGGCCGCGGCGCCGTGCGCTCCCGGCGACGAGAAGGACAAGGGCAAGGGCAAGAAGATGTCGCCGGCCAAGCAGCTCAAGAGCGTGGCCCAGACCGCCCTCGCGCTCGCCGGCGAGTGCGGCCGCGGCAAGGTCGCCCCCGAGACCATCGCCAAGGTCAAGGACCTGGTGAGCACGCTCAAGACCTTCGCCACCGACTACAAGGTGGCCAAGAGCGAGGCCGCGGCGGCGCTGCCCGAGGTGATGAGCGCCGAGGACCCGGACGACGACAAGGTCGCCGAGGCCGCGGTCTCCGTGCTTCGCGAGGTGGCCGAGCGCCTGGGCCTGGTCTCGAAGGTGGCCGACGACGAGGAGACGGTGGAGACCCTGGCGGAGCCCGTGGCCGCCGAGGTGGGCGCCGTGCTGAACACCGTCGAGGCCCTGGGGGCCGCTCTGCCCGACAAGATCGAGAAGGCCGCCAACCGCTTCGCGGTCACGCTGCGTGAGGTGGCCGAGCGCGCGCTCTCCCTCTCGAAGAAGGCCCAGCTGTCGGGCTTCAACGAGGCCCGGGCCATCAAGGAGATGAAGGCGATCACCGCGCTGCTCCAGGGGCTCATCGAGAAGTACCCGGGCATCAAGAAGTCGGGCGACATGGAGCTCGCCGACCTGGGCTCGCTGCTCAGCGTCGATCGCTTCCTGGCCGACTTCGAGGAGCAGCTCGCCAAGCACAAGATGATCAAGGCCGACGGCCAGGGCGAGCCCGCCCCGGCGCCGGCCCAGGCGGCCGCGCCGGCCGAGCCCGCTCCGGTCCAGGCCGAGCCGGCCCCGACCGCCGCGCCGGTCACCGAGCCGCCGGCCGCCGGCGAGCCCGCGCCGGTCACCGAGCCGCCGAAGGACAACCCCAACGCCGAGCTCCTGGCCAAGATGGAGGCCATGCAGAAGCAGATCGGCGAGCTGCAGACCCTCGTGGCGAAGGCCCGCGGGACCGTGCAGGCGCCGGCTTCGACCGGGGATGAGGGCTCGACCGATGGTGGCGGGGAAGTCGAACCGCCGCTGTTCCCGGACAACTTCAACTCGCCCGCCTACCGCGAGGCCCTGGCCAAGCGCGCAAGCGCCAGCAAGGGCAACTAGCAGCAGTCGGGAGTCACAGGAAGAGGGCGTTACCCTCAAGAGATCTAGGAGGATACAAAATGTCGACGGAAAACAGGACCCTCCTCCGGAAGGCCGAGATCGCGGTCGCTGACTTCGCGGCAGGTGGGTTGCTTCAACCAGCGCAGGCCAGCGAGTTCATCCAGCTCGCGATCAAGGAGCCCGTGCTCCTCAAGATGGTCACGGTCACTCCGATGAAGAACTTCAAGGAGGAGCGCGACAAGATGCGCTTCGCCTCCCGCGTGCTGCGTGCGGGCCAGGAGGCCACGGCCCTGCCGTCGGCGGCCTGGGCCAAGCCGGCGCTCGGGATGTTCACGCTGGACGCTCAGCTCTTCAAGGCCGAGGTCCGGCTCTCCGACGAGGTCCTCGAGGACCAGATCGAGCGCGGCGTCTTCCGCGAGACCCTCATGCAGCAGCTCTCCGCGGCCATCGGCCGCGACATGGAGTGGGTGGCCATCAACGGCGACGTCACCTCCACCGACCCCGTGCTGGCCAAGCTGGACGGCATCCTGGTCCAGGCGAACGTCTGGTCGGTCAACGCCTCCGGGGCGAAGCTGTCCAAGACCATCCTGCGCGACATGCTCCGCATGATGCCGGACGAGTTCGCCATGCTGGGCGGCATGCAGTACTTCACGAACCGGCAGGCCCGGATCGACTACAAGGACTCCCTGGCGGACCGCGCCACCGGCCTCGGCGACGCGATGCTCCAGCAGTCCGACGTGGCGAAGTACGCCGACATGCCGGTCAACGCGGTGCCGGAGTTCCCGGTGGACCTGTCCTCCAACACCCAGGCGCTGCTCACGGACCCGTCGGGCATCTACCTGGGCGTGCTGCGGCAGATCCGGCTGAAGGTGGACGAGGACATCTCCGCGGGCGTGGTCATCATCGTCGCGACCGTCCGGTTCGACGTGAAGCTGGCCGAGGCGAACGCGGTGGTGAAGGGCATCAACATCAAGGGCGCGTAGGCCAAGCTGCGCTGAGCAGAAGCCTCGTGTCTTGAACTAGGATGAGTGCTCGACCGGGGTGCGAGCCCCGGTCGAGCTCCGCCTGCACGGAGGAAGAACCATGGCACTCGGAACCCCGACCGTCACGCAGCTGAAGAAGTCGGCTTCGGCGCCCCTCGACGTTCACATGTTCAGCTTCAAGGCCGACGCGGCCTACCCGGCCGGCGGCTACGCCGACTTCCAGGACTTCGTGCGCGCCGCTCTGCAGCGCGACGTCACGGTCGTCGGCGTGAAGCTGGCCACGCCCCTCAAGGACGCGGCCGGCGGCGTCGTCCTGCTGCACCCGGTCTACGACCAGGCCAACGACAAGCTCATGTTCTTCATGGGCTCGACCGGCGTCGAGATCGCCAACACGGCGCTGACCGCGGCCACCGACGTCATCCTCTGGGTGGAGTGCATCTAGGCTCCACCCGCGGCTGACGTGATCGAAACCAGCGGCGGGTCCGGTTCGACCGGGCCCGCCGCCCTGACATCGTGAGGTATAGAGATGAGCAAGACCATGTTCGTCCGCCTGCAGCCGGTGAACCCCAAGCAGGGGTGCACGGTGCAGGGCTACAGCTACCGGGAGTTCTCCTTTCGCGGTGGCGAGCGCCCAACCTGGTACGAGGTTCCGGCCCAGCTGGCCGAGGAGCTCAGCAAGCTCTTCCAGATCGACGGGAACCCGCGGAGCCCGACGCTGTTCCAGGTCTGCGACAAGGACACCAAGCTCCGTCTCGAGCGGGGTGAGCAGGAGAAGTACCTGGCCGCCATCGGCGCCGTGGCCGCGACCGTGACGCTGCCCAAGCAGTTCGCGGAGCCACCCACGGTGAGTCTGGTCGAGCCGCCGAAGACCCCGCCGCCCATCTCGGCGTCGACGGTCAAGACGGACGTTCCGGATCGCGCCGCGGCCATCCCCTCGTCCCGGTCCGGCGGTCGGCGGGCGGCGAAGGCCGAGCGGGCAGCGACGGCCGAGCGGTCGGACTCCGGCGCGTTGACCACGAGCGACATCCCGAGCTCCGACGACGAGTGAGCATGCAGCCCATGCCACAGGATATGCCGTATCGAAACCGAGGGCCCGGGACCCCTCGGTCGCAGCGCCAGCTGCTGAGCTACAGCCTCGCCTATCGCCTGCACGACGATGGGCTGATCGAGGTCTTCGACCTCGACTTTGCCGCCTACTGCCTCATGTCGGGCCTGCCCGTGGCCGACATGGTGGAGGAGCGGCCGAAGCGAAACGGTCAGCCGCCGAAGTACGTGTTCACCTTCCAAGGCTCGAAGGAGGACATCGAGAAGATGTCCGTGGGCTACACCAACTCCGACTGCGCGAAGTTCGCGGACTGCGTGCGACGTCTGAAGAAGGCCATCCGATCGACCTGCCCGCGGGAGGGATAGATGCCCGGCATCGTGAAGGGAGAGGCATCCTCCTGCGCCAATCCACTCCTCCCGTTCTTCTACCAGCAAGACGGATTTCTCGAGGACGTTGCCGCTCTGCGCTTCGAGGTCTACTTCGTGAGCTCTGGCGTGAAGGTCCACGAGGCCACGGTGAACCTCGACCCGTGCGAGCACGGCGGCAACCACAAGGCGCTGGGCTACTACGTCGCGCCGCTTGACCCCGCGGCCTTGGGTCTCGACCCAGGACCGTACGAGATCGTCTGGTACTACAAGGCTGAGTCCTCGGATGCGGAGGTCTCCACGGCGTACCGCTTCGAGGTGCTCAACCCGAAGTACTTCCGCGTGAGCTCTCGCTACGTGGCCTATCTGGGCTCGGACCACGAGGCCTTCGAGGATTTCTCTCTCGAGCAGCGGCAGAAGGCGATCGAGGTCGCGTCGCGAAACGTGGAGAGGCTCACGGGTCGGTTCTTCTTCCCGCGGTACATGACGATCAAGCACACCGTGCGTCCGGACAGCTCCCAGGTCTGGCTGGACGAGCCCATCGTCGGCGTTGGCGCCATCTCGCTGGAGATCTCCGGTTTGTACGTGACGACGCCGACCGATTACCAGCTCGACATCTCGATGGTGCGCATCTTCAATCGTCATCTGACGCACCTTCTGTCCCCGGACGATCGCGACAACCCGAAGATCCAGCTCGTGGGCTCGACGCCCGAGGGCGAACTTCCGACGGTGTCGCGATTCCCGGAGGGTGCGAAGAACGTGCTCATCACTGGCGTGTTCGGCTACACCGATCCCGACGGTGGCCCGTTCGGCCAGGTGCCGTTGCAGCTCCAAGAGGTGATCCTGGGACTGGCCTACCGCCAGCTCCAGGACCCGTTGGGCCTCGATCCCATGCTGCAAAATCCGGGTCGCGTCAAGATGGCCAAGACCCGTGACCAGCAGATTCAGTTCGACACGTCAGGCTCAGCGGGCGATCCGGGCTCGAGCCTGACGGGTGATCCGCGGCTCGACAACATCCTCCTCGGTTACTGCCGGCCTCCGCACGTGGGGGTGGCCGGCTAATGCCCTTCAGCGTACCACTCGTTCTCGAGAAGTCGCTCGCGGTGGTTCATCGACTGAATCCGTCGGCGACTCGCTCGCTTCAACCCGCTGGACAGACGAGTGGCTACGACAAGGACTTTCGCGAGCCCGTCACCTACGACGCCACGCGCCAAGGCAAGACCGTGCGCGAGAACGCGCGCAGCGAGCTGCCTGCCATTCGCATCCCCTGTCAGGTCGAGATGATCAGGTTCGAGCGTCTGGCCCAGGTGCCGCCCGGCGACGATCCGCAGACGGGCTTCACGCTCGTCTTTCATCGGACAGACCTCAAGCGCCTGAAGCTGGTCGACAAGAGCACGAAGAAGCTCTTGCTGAAGGTCAACGATCGTATCTCGGCGATCGAATCCTTCAAGCAGCCGCGCGTACCGACGGTGCACATCGACCCGCCTGGGCTCTACATCGTGGAGCTCCAGCCGGCCTCGTTCGGCTTCGGCGTCGACGGGACCGACCTATACCTGGCGTACCTGGCCGATCGCGAGAAGGTGACCTGATGGCAAGCTCGACGCTCGTCACGGGTTCTATCGGCTCGATCGACTTGCGCTTCGAGATGAAGGGCATGGCCGAGGCGCAGGCCACTCCGAAGACGATTCGCGAGCGGACCAAGTCCGCTCTGTCGCAAGTGCTCGAAGAGCTCGCACAGCGTGCGACGCTATCGGTGTCCGCGGCCGTCTCGCAGGGCTCGGCCCAGCCGCCTCTCGCGTTCGGGTCGCGCAGCAAGTACAGGATCGGCAAGACGCAGGGCGAGGTATGGCCGCCGATCCCGGCGTACCCGTCGGCGCGGCCCCTTCGTCGTAGTGGAGAGCTCGCCAAGGCGATCGACTACGAGAAGATGGCACCGCTCCGCTTCGTCGTCGGTGTGCTCGCGGGAATCAAGGGAGCCTTCTCCGGAGGCCAGACGATTCCGCTGTCGTGGATCGCGGCGCTCCAGGAGACCGGGTTCGTGCGAACGGTCCCCGTGACCCTGCGCATGCGCCACTACCTGCGGGTGCTGTACGGGCAGGTTGTCGGCCGCGCTTCCGGCGGGCACCTGCCGCATCAGTACACGGGCCAGACCATCTCGACCTGGATCCCGGCGAGACCCATCTGGGGCCAGACGTTCGACCAGATCGCGCAGTGGGCGCCGGACTTCGTCGCAACGATGTTCGACATGCGCCTTGGACTGAAGGGGAGCTGACGCGATGGCCATCCCTACGATCACGGCCATCTCTTCTACGAGCGGACCCGCTGGTGGCGGACACCTCGTGTCGATCACCGGCACGAACTTTCGGCAGTACACACCTCCGCCAAGTGGCAACCCGAACAGCGCCGCGCCGTGCTACGTGCAAGTGCTCTTCGACGGCGAGCCGTGCCCCAAGGTCTACGTCTACAGCGAGACCGCGCTCGAGGTCATCACGCCGGCGTACCCCGGGGATGTGGACCTGGAGACCTTCCCGGCCGTCAGCGTCGTGGTCAAGAACCTCGATGACAACCTAGACCCAATTCCGGGCGAGGTGGCGACAAGGGCCAGCGCCTACACGTTCGAGCGTGAGAACCTGCGCCCACCGACGCTCGAGGACGAGTCCCCAATCACCCGTATCACGCGCGCCGTGTTGCGCATGCTCAAGCGCGAGGTGCTGCTCCTGACGAGCCCGCGAACGCACACGGACTACTCACCGGACGGTGTGGACATCGCCCAGGCGGGTATTCCTACCGTGTACCTGCTCGGCCCGGACATCAAGGAGGACGCCTACGGTTGGGAGAACGAGGCCATCCAGGAGGAGCAGCAGGACGGAAGCTCGCTCATCTGGCCCAATCCGATCATGCACACCTTGACCTACACGGTCACGGGGCACTCGGACGCGCAGCCCGAGTTCATAACGCTCATGTCGGCGATTCGCAAAGTGTTTTGGCGGAACCCGTACCTGGTCATGCCGGGCGACGTGCCCCAGGGAAGTCGGCTGCGCCTGCCCATCGTGGTCACGGACGACCCGTCGCCCGGCGCCGGCATCATGAACGCCAACCTGCACACGTTTGCAGCAAAGCTGGAAATTCGCAGAGTACCAATTCTCTACCTGCCACCCTATCTCAGGGCTTGGGGCGTGGGCACATTCACCCTAGGCACGCAAAAACTAACCGGGACTCTGGTGGAAACAAAAACTTTGTGATAGGGTAGCCAAAGTTCGCCGAGAGGCGTCAGAGCTTGGGAGGCACCAATGCCAGAGCTGCTTGCATCAAAGATCATCATCAGCGAGGAAGAGCCCACCATTCGCGGCTTTCCCACGCTGCCCACGGCCGTTCTCGCCATCGAGGGCATAGCGGAGCGTGGGCCCATCGCCGAGGCGACCCTTCTCACGGCGTACTCCGAGTACGAGAGGTACTTCGGTGGCTTCATCGAGGACTACGAGCTGGCCCTGGCCGTGCGGGGCTACTTCCTGAACGGTGGTCAGCGCTGCTACGTGGTGCGGACCTGCCACTTCACCGACCCGAGCAGCAAGGCCACCGCCACCGCCGAGCAGGGCTACGTCGAGCTCGACACGGACGCGGTGGCTCCGGGCGCCGCCGAGGTCACGGGCTCCGTCACCGGGCCGTTCCTCATGCAGTCTGGCGACACGCTGGTCGGCAGCATCGACGGGCTGGGCGACCAGACGGCGACTTTCACCGGCACTCCCGCCGCTGTCGAGTGCGCGACGGCCGAGACCTACGACTTCTCCACCGGTGGCGAGACCCTCACGCTCAAGATCGACCAGGGCCCGGTGCAGACGGTCACCTTCCAGACGAGCGATTTCGGCACTCCGGCGGCAGGCACCGCCGAGGAAGTCGCGCAGGCCATCAACAAGGCCATCTATGGCGGCAAGGCGAAGGTCACCACGGCCGGCACCAAGGTTACCATCGAGAGCGACAAGGCGGGCACGGGCTCCTACGTCGAGATCACCGGCGGCACGGCCAACAGCGGCACGCCGAACCTTCAGTTCTCGACCAGCGAGGTCCAGGGCACGGGCAACGTGGCCAACATTCGTTCGGTCACCGTCTCCGAGATCGAGACCATCGTCGAGGCGGCGTGGACCAACGGCGGTGGCGTGAGCGTGACCTCGGCCTCGGGCGCGGTGCACATCGCCACCGTCGACACGGGTTCCACGGCCACCTTGCAGGTGCAGGTCAGCTCGACCCTCGACGGCGTGCTCGGTCTGGACAACACCCTGCACTCCGGCACGGACACCGCGGCCGTGCCGACCCTCAAGCTCTGGGGCAAGACCCCGGGCGCCTACGCCAACTCGCTCAAGATCAAGATCACGGCGGCGAGCTCGGGTGAGGCCTCGGAGTTCAACCTCCAGGTGCTCAAGGGCACGGACGTCATCGAGAGCTTCGCCAACGTGACGATGGATGACACCGCGACGAGGTACGTCGAGACGGTCGTCAACCACGAGGACTCCGGCTCCTGGTACATCACGGCCGAGGACCTCGGGGCGGCCGGAACGCCGACGACGCGCCGTCCGGCGAACACCTCCGGCTCCGCGCTGGCGAGTGGTGACGACGGGCTGTCCGGTCTGGACTACAACGACTACATCGGCGACAAGTCGGCCAAGACGGGCCTCTACGCCTTCGACGCGGCCGACGACATCACCATCCTCGCCGTGCCGGACGCGACCGACCTCAACACCCAGAAGGCCATGATCCAGTACTGCGAGGTCGACCGAGCCAAGCTGGTCTTCTCCATCCTCGACCCGCAGGCCAACCTCGACGCCCAGGACATCATCTCGCAGCTCAGCGCTCTCGGTTCCGAGGGCAAGACGGAGATGGCGGCGCTCTACTGGCCGCGGCTGGTCATCGCGAACCCGTCGAAGACGGTGTACGGCTCGAACGTGCTCACGATCAACGTGTGCCCGTCGGGGTACATCGCCGGCATCATGGCGCGCAACGACCGGACCTACACCGAGGGTCCCTTCTTCCAGCCCGCCGGCACCGAGGGCGGCAAGCCGTACGGGGTCGTGGGCCTCGAGACCGACGAGGTCAAGTTCGAGGAGAAGCGCGACCTGGTCTTCCCGAAGCGCATCAATCCGATCACCTACCTGCGCGGCTACGGCATCTTCGTCGACGGCGCGCGAACCCTCAAGGGCGATGGCAACTTCCCCTCGGTGGGCGAGCGCCGCGGCGTGAGCTACATCGAGGCGTTGCTGGTCAACGGCCTGCAGTGGGTCCGGCATCGCAACAACACGCCGACGCTGCGCCAGCAGGTGAACAAGGAGGTCTACTCCTTGCTCCACGGCTGGATGCGCAAGGGCGCCTTCGCCTCGAACACGCCGGACACCGCGTTCTTCGTCGACACCAGCGATGCGCTCAACCCGCCGTCCGTGCAGCGCTCCGGACAGCTGGTCATCCGCGTCGGTCTGGCGACGGCGTCGCCGGCCGAGTTCATCATCATCAAGGTCACCAAGGACACCCGGGCGCTCGAGGCGGAGCTGTTCGGCACGTAGGAGCACGGGAGCTCGAATCGAGGTAACGACAGCTCCTTGGGCCGTATAGGCCCTCGGAACGGAGGTCAAGAAGATGGCTTCAGACATCAAGATGCTCGGCAACCAGCGCGAGCTTTTCCCGAAGCACCAGTTCCTCGTGAACGTGGAACCGGACATGTCCGCGGGCTTCCAGAAGTGCTCCGAGCTCTCCTACGAGGTCGCCAAGATCGAGTACTGGGAGGGCGGGAGCATGATCCCGTGGAAGGTGCCCGGCCGCGTCACCATGGCCGATGTCACCCTCGAGCGCGGGGCGTCCACGTCGCGGAAGTTCTACGACTGGTCGCTCGCCGTGTGCAACGCGACGGTGGGCAAGTTCCCGACGCGCGGCTCTGGCTATCCCACGCCGGGCTACCTCGACGACATCGACATCATCCAGCTCGACCGCGACGGGGAGACCCAGCTTCGCGTCTTCCGCTGCTACAACTGCTGGGTGCAGAAGTTCATCGCGGGTGAGTGGGACAACACGGCCGACGAGGTCGTGATCGAGTCCATGACGCTCACCTTCGACTGGTTCGAGCTCATCGAGTAGATGAGGTCGGACCGGTCACCAACAGACGGGGCCCCGGTCCGTAGGACCTGGGCCCCCCGAGGTACAGATGGAGGTAAAGAGACATGTTCGAGGTTTCCTGCCCATCCGGGCTCCGCGGTGTCCTCCGCGGCATGAAGGTCAAGGACGAGCAGCTCTTCACGGATCGTAAGCTGGTCAAGGCCGGGCGCGTCATCTCGGCCATCCTCGACGCCTGCTGGCTCGAGACCCGCGATCCCGGCCCCTACATGATCAACGGGACCAAGCCGGACTGGGGCAACCTGCTCTCGGCCGATCGCACCTACCTGCTTCTGCAGCTGCGAATCGCTTCCTACGGCGAGAAGTACGACTTCCGCGTGACCTGCGGCGCCTGTCGCCACCACTTCGTCTGGACCGTAGACCTGACGCAGCTCGACGTGAAGCCCGTCTCCAACGAGGGACGGCAGCACGTGAAGAGCAACGAGCCGTTGCTCGTGCCGCTCCCCGACGGTCGGCACATCAAGTGCCGGCTGCTCACGGGCGCCGACGAGGAGTTCTTCGCCAACCTAGCTGGCAAGGACGAGTCCAAGTTCCTCACCTACCATCTGGCTCGGCGCATCGTCGAGGTCGACGGCAAGACGCACTGGCGGGACGTGCTGGCGGTCGTGGAAGACTTCGAGGCCAAGCAGGCCGACCACCTCTGGAACGTGACCGACGAGCTGGAGGGCGGCGTGGACACGATGTTCGACATCGAGTGCCCATCGTGCTTCAAGGCCCAGCAAGTCGTCCTCCCTTTCGAAGCGGGGTTCTTTTCGAGCCGCAAGCGTTTTGCCAATTTGCCTCAGAGCGAGAATGGCTGATGTACCATTTCGCTCTGAGCCTGCAGCCCCCGGAGCTCAGTAGCCTGCTGCTGTCGTGGCAGGAGTGGATGGAGCTCTCGGTGGGGCAACGCGACGTGCTCGCTGAGCTCCTGGACGAGCATCGGACCCAGGAGATTCAGGCTCAGAAAAGGGCCATGAGAAGGCGCTGATGGCAAGGAACGTCTCTCATACCATCACCTTCACCTTCAGCGGCGTCGATGCGTTGACGCCGGTGGCCAACAAGGTGACGGCCTCTCTCAAGAACGTGGAGAAGGCCTTCGCCAACATGGCCTCCAGTTCGATCAAGCAGGGGCCGGCCCTGAACGCCCTGTTCGCTCAGATGCAGACCATGGGCGCGCAGATCGCTGCGTCGTTGCAGCCGATCGCCGCGGCGGTCACGGGCGGCAACAACCAGATGGCCGGCAGCATCAACAACGTGAGCAACGCGGCCAAGGCGGGCAAGGGCTCCCTCAAGGAGCTCGCAGGCGCGTACAACGCGCTCATCGTGGTCAAGCAGGCCGCCAGGCTCCTGGCTGGCGCGGTGAAGCCAGCGATGGAGCTGGAGAAGGCGCAGACGGACCTCAAGGTCTCTACGGGCCTGACCGCCGAGAACATCGGGATTCTCACCAAGGCGGCGATGCAGGCCGCCGAGTACACCGTGTTCACGCCGCCGGAGGCCATCGAGGCCGCCAAGCGGTTGAATCTGGCCGTGCGCGACACCAAGGCGACGGCTGAGGCGATGCTGCCAGTGCTCATGCTCGCTCAGACCTACCTGAGCAAGGACGTGACCAAGGCGGCCGACCTGGCGGCGACCACGATGGGCGCGTTTCGTCTCCGGGCCAACGAGCTGGAGCCCACGCTGAACAAGCTCGTAGCTGGCTCGCTCGCCGTCGGTGTGCAGGTGGAGGATCTCCGCGAGGGCATGGGCAAGCTCGGCGTCGCCGCCGGGCTCGTCGGCACGAACTTCGACGACATCTATCCAGCCTACCTCATGGCCATCAAGGGCGGTCTGGGTGCGTCCGAGGCGGCGACAGGCTTGAAGACGGCCATGGCCAGGCTCACCGACCCGAAGCACATTGCGCAGCTCGAGGCTGGACTGGGCTTGACCCTGGCGCAGGGAGGTGCGTTCTCGAGCGTGCGCGACATCATGGTCGGCCTCGCCGATGCCTCCGTGAAGCACGGCAAGAACTGGACGTTCATGGCCAACCAGATCCGCCTGGCTTTCGGCGACCGGGCGGTGAAGCCAATCATGGCCAACATCCAGGGCATGGTGAAAGGCGTGCTCGACCAGAGTGGAGCTGTTCGCTACGGCGCGGATGCGTACGACTACATCATGAGCCAGATCGCGAACAACAGCGAGCTGCTGCAACAGATGAACGAGGAGGCGATGAAGCCTCTCTCGATGCAAATCGAGAGGCTGTCCGAGTCGATCAACAACCTCCTCGTGACGGCGTTCCAGCCGCTGGCCAGCGCGCTGTCGCCTATCGTCGGAGGCATCGCGAGCGGCATCAACGCCTTCCGCAGCTGGATGGATTCCGGAAGCGCTCTCGCGCAGGTCTTCAAGGTACTCCTTGCCTTCATGGTCAACATCGGGGTCGGCGCGTTGACCATCTTGACCCCGTTCCTGGCGCTTGGTGCCGCTGGGCGAATCGCGGGCACGGCCATGGCCTTCTTGACGAAGGAGGGTTCCATGGCCGGAGCGATCTTCATGGGCATGACGACCAAGCTCATGGCATACGCGCGAACGGCGGCCATGGCGGTTGGTCCAACCAACTGGCTCGGCAAGTCGCTGCTCTTCGCGAGCTCCTCGGCAAAGAACCTCTGGCGCAGCCTCCTGGGGCCTGTCGGTCTCATCCTGACCCTCGTCGAGTTCCTGCCCGACGCCATCGAGGGCGTCAAGTTCCTGGCCGGCGAGTACGGCTACAAGGCCACGAAGGAAGTCGCCTCGGCCAAGGTGGACTTGGCGCAATCGAGCCGCATCTATGCGCAGTCCCTGCGCCGCGGTGAGCAGTCCGTGGGCGTGCTCCAGGACGTGGTGGCGTCCTACGCCTCCGTGATCCGCGACGCTGCGGCAGTCGAGAAGGCCAAGCTCCCCGTGGCACCCGAGCGCATCTTCGGGCAGCTCACGCCGCACATGGAAGCGCTGCGCAAGACCGGTCGTTTCACCGAGGCCGGCATGAAGGTCCTGGAGGAGCGAATCTCGAAAGTGAACTTGGTTCGCGAGCGCTACGCCGCGGGCATGGACGTCAGCAAAAAGGAGATGGCTGACGCCCAGCAGGCGATGAACTTCGTCACGCTGGCCTTCAAGGGCGCGTTCCCCCACGAGAAGGACTTCGTCAAGGGCCTGGACCAGGTCAACGCCTCCTTCACCGGCGGTCTGAAGGAGAGCAAGGCCATGTCGACGGTCTTCACCCTGATGGGCTACCGACAGGAGGAGAGCGAGAAGCGCATGCGCCAGGCGCAGGTCAACGCGAACGAGGAGATGGCCGCGGCGCGGCGCAAGAACATGGCGGCTCAGGAGAAGGTCTCGGACATCACGGGCATCGGCTTCATGCAGATGACCAAGCAAGCCGAGAAAGCGGGCATGTCCGTCATGGCCTTCACGCAGTGGATGGCCAACATCGGCGCCATGCCGGTGGCAAAGCGAGTGGCGCTCCAGGCGCAGATTGCCGAAGCGGGCAAGAGCGTGAAGGAGCGTACCAGGTCGGCATACATCACGGCGCCGATGGGCTTGGGTCCGGCGGCGGCTGCGGCCGAGAAGAAAGTCGCCATGGAGCAGGAAACTGCAGCGCTCCGCAAGATGCTCGGCATACCGGCCAAGGAGCTCACGGACCAGTCCGTCAGAGCCCTGGCTGAGATGTCGAAGTCGGTCCCCTTCCTGAGCCCCGAAGGAGCGCGAAACCTGGCAGGCGCCGGCAAGTCCATCACCGAGGCCCAGGGCGCCATGGCGTACGAGCTGCCGGCCCTCAGTGGCACGATCAAGAAGTGGGCTGAGTGGCTCGACATCGGCGCCGGGCGCAAGGCTCCGACCGCCGAGACCATGCTCGCCGCCATCGGGCCGGTCCCGCCACCGACCAAGGGCGGCGAGGGACCGCAGGGGACCTTGCAGACGATCGCGACGAACAC